CGCGGCCAGGGCGGCGGTCTGCACCGAGTTCGCCGCGAGCTGCGTGGCGGTGACCGAGTTCGCCGCGAGCTGTCCCGACGTGATCGTGCTCGCCGCGATCTCGTTCGCTGTGACAGAACCGGCCGCGAGTTTCGCGGTCGTCACAGCGCCGGCCGCGAGCTCGGAGGTCGAGACCGCGCCTGCGGCGATCTGCGTCGCGGTCACCGCGTCGGTCGCAATCGCCGCCGTGGTGACGCTGCCCGCGACGAGGTTGGTGCTGTCGACCACACCGGTTTTCAGGGCCTCGATGGAGACGACGTCGACCTGGAACGTTCCGGCGACCGACGCCTGGTTGTTGAAGTTGAGCCAGACGTACGGCGCGATGTACTTCGTGTCCGCGTGCACGACGCCCGGGGACCTGGGGTCGTTGTTCGGGCCCGCAGAGCCGGACGAGCCCGTAAGGGCGCGGCCCTTGAGGTAGCCGATAACGGTCACCCAGCCGTCCGCCGTGGCAACGGTCTTGCCGGACGCTGCCACGTAGTACTGGCTGGTCGGGGAGTTGGCGCCGTCCCTGTTGACCAAGGTGACGCCATCGGCGCCGATTCCGAGGGCGCCGACATAGACAACGTCGGCAGTGGCGGGCTGGGAGGTGGCGCGGACACGGGCCGCGATCCGGTACAGGACGTCTGGGTCGTACGCCAGTTGTGTGTTGCCGCGGATACGGATGAAGCCCCGGGCCTCACCAACGTCCCCACCGGTCGTGGCGTCCGTGACCCCGGTCAGGTAGGACCATGTGGCGCCCGTGCCGGTCTGCGTGACCGTCCACGCCGTGGGGTCGCCCATCGAGTCGACCCACCGCTGGCTTGCGGTGTCGGCCAGGGCCCCCGTGAGCGCCGTCATGCTGACGGCCTGCGCGGCGATCTTGCCCGCGGTGACGGCTGCCTGGCCGATCTTCGCAGCGGTCACCGCAGCGTCGGCGATTTTCGTGGAGTCGATCGCGAGGGCCGCGACCTTCGCCGCGGTCACGGCTTGGTCGGCGAGGGCGAGGGCGGTGACCGCCTGGTCGGCGATCTTGCCCGCGGTGACGGCCGCCTGGCCGATCTTCGCAGCGGTCACCGCAGCGTCGGCGATCTTCGCGGAGTCGATCGCGGCCACCGCGACCTTCGCTCCGGTGACTGCCTGATCGGCGAGCGCGAGCTCGGTCACGGCGCCGTTGGCGAGCTTGGACTGAGTGACAGCGTTCGCGGCGAGCTTCTCCGAGAGGACCGCGCCGTCGGCGAGAGCGGTGGTCCCCACCGCGCCGGCCGCCAGCTTGGCCGCGGTCACCGCGTCGTTCGCGAGGAGCACCTCGTTGATCGAGCCCGGCTTCACCTTGTCGCTGGTGACCGCTTCCGCGGCGAGCTTCGCCGCGGTGACTGCCTCCTCGGCGAGCTTGACGTCCGTGATGATGCCGTCGATCAGGTCTTGCCCGACGGCCTGCCGGGGCTGCCCCTGCACCGCGGTGGACGGTTCGCCGACGAGCGCCGCGGTGTTCGCCGCGACCAGGCGCACCCACACCAGGGCATAGCCCTCGATGTGGACGGTGGCCGTGCCTCCGGTGACGTCGGTGATCGTGGCTATCTGCGTGGCCGCGTCCGGCGTGAAGTCCGCGGCAGTGCCGACATGGACCTGGATCAGGGAGAAGTCGGAAGGAGGCGCCTCGGCGTCGTCCCATAGCCCGTCCCAGCCGATGATGAGCCCGGCGAGGGCCGGTTCGACGGTCGGGGCCGTCGGGGTGGGAGGCGGCAGCGTGTTGAGCGGGTCGGGGACGACGGCGACACCGCCGTCCGCCTGGACACCGACGGAGCCCTTGAGCGTGCCGTCCTCGTCGTAGATGTCGAGGGCCCCGCCCTCGATCGACGCGTAGTTGAGCTGGTTGGGGCGCTCAAGCGCTGCCAGCCGGTCTTCGATCTCCTTGAAGTAGCGGGCGAAGGCCTTCGCCTTCTCGCGCTCGTCCAAACGGAAGGACGACACCCCAGCCCTCCCATCCACTGCGATCCACGGCCGCCGGGAACTCCGGGGCAGCGGGAGAGTGGAAGGAGGGAGGGGTTAGCGTCTCGGGCAGGTCAGCCGTAGAAGTCGGAGCGGGTCAGCGACAGGACCGCGGTGCCGGCGGCCGGGTCTATCTCCTCGCCCACGATGCGATGCCAGATGGCGAGCTCGCCCACCCACGGCACTTCGACCTGCACAAGGATGCGGTCGCCGAGCGCCCACGAGCCGAGCGGCGCGTTGGGGTGGTGGCGGATCGCGATGGACGGGATCGTGAGCTGCTCCGAGTGTTTGGCGCGCTGCTTTTTGCCGTACGAGGTCAGCGTTCGATGGTTCGCCGTGGACTTGTAGGTGACGATCTTGGCGCGCCGGATCCGCTTGTCGTCCACGACGACGCGCACTCGGGCGGTCTTCGCGCCGGAGCCCTTGCCGAGGACGTAGATGTTGTTGGTGAAGTAGTCGCCCTGCCCGCCGGGCGTCGCCAGTTCGATGATGTTCTCGCCTTGGGCGAATCTCAGGTCGTGACGGGTCCTGCCGAGCCGCTTGGTGCCCAGGTCGATGTGGTGAAGGATCTTCTCCTTCGTGCCGTCCCAGTAGTGCCGCTCCAGGTAGTCGGCCTTGGCCAGGCTCATGACGTCGCTGATGACCTGGCCGCAGTCCGGGCTGTCCCACCACGCGAGTTCCCACGGGTCCTCGCCGTTGGACGCGCCGAGTTTGTGGCCGGACATGTGCTTGTCGAGGGTGATGCCGAGCTTGCCCGCCTGGTAGTCCTGCAAGTGGTCCCAGATGTGCCGGACGACGGAGTACGCGTCCCACCGGTCGGAGATCTTGTCCTTCGGCCGCTTCGGCATCTTCCGCTTGGGACTGGTGTGGTCGATGTAGCCGTCGTGGTTCTTGTCCTTGCCGTCGTACGCCCACTTCTGGGGGATTTTGGAGCCGGATCGGATCGTGTCCCCGAGGTAGGGCATCCCGGCGGGATAGGCGGTGTAGCCGGCGCACGTCACCTTCATCGCCTGGCCCTCGTAGGCGATGTTCGTGACGATTCCGCCCCACCGGATGTGCCCGTTGAACTCCACGAACAGGCTGGTAGCCCACTCGGAGATGACAGGCAGCCCGTCGGGCTTGGCCATCAGCCGCATGTACTCCGGCTCGATCGTGCCCGTCATCTGCCCGGGCCCGTTCAGCTCACGGCGCGGCGCGCTGTCGGCCTTGAAGGGAACATCCCAGTCAAGGAAGTCGCCCGTGAGGGTGCGCATTGCTATGTACCGCCAGCCCATCAGGCGCTCACCGGCTCCTGCGAGTAGGTCACTTCAAGGGAGAGCACCGTGGAGGCGTCCGCGCGGAGCACGCCGGTGATGGTGTCCGTGCCGATGCCTTCCACGTCGATGTCGAGCATCGTCCCGCGGGTGGCTGGGTCGAGGAGGAACTTGTGCCCGGTCTGGACGGCGAGCCTGCCCGCCTCCACGGCCCCGTACGGCATGCCGACGCCGTGTTGGTCTCCCAGGGACACGCGGAGCTGCCCGCGGGCCTCCGTGGTGTCCGGGTGCAGCAGGCCCGTGATGTGGACGTGCACGGCCGCGTGCGTCGCCCACTCCGGAATCTTCTCCGTCCACGTGGCGCCGAGCGGGAACGCTTCGAATGTGTCGGTGATCAGGCCGACGTCGTCCGGCGTCGTCCACGCCCCGTACATGTAGCGGACGAAGGAGAGCGTGCGCGGCCGCACCATCTGCCGTAGGTCCGTGACCATCGGGGCGGTGATGACGCTCGTGGACGCCGGGATGTCAACGCGGGCGAGCGTGATGGCCGTGGAGTCGCCATCGACGTCGAGGATGCTCGTGGTGCCGGGCGGCACGTCGGGGATCACCCGGGTGAACACGTACGGTCCGACCTCCGGGTCCTCCGGGGCCGGCCACGTTTCTCCGCCGTACGGGTCCTCAACCCGAACGATGATCAGGTCCGAGCGGCCGCCGTCGGAGCTGGTGGGCTCGATGCCCACCGGATCGAGGGTGGGGTTGCGGGCCGCGTACGACTGATCGCCGCCGCCCGCGGCCGCGCGCCGCTTGGCGACCATCGCGCCGGGGCCGACCTGAACGCCGGCACCCGGCACGTCCAGCGCGGTCACGAGGAGATCGGCCGGGGCGATGACACCCTCACCACCGCTCGCGGCGGTCTCCACGATCAGCCGGAGCGTCTCCTCGGACGCCGCGGTGTTCTCGACAAACCACGGGATGCCATCCCACGTCATGGGCCTCTCCTTCTCCGTACGGACAAGGGAGGTTGGCCGGGCGAAGCGCCTAGTGTCGCCGCCTCACCACCAGGTGAAGGCGTCGCGCCAGTTGATTTCCACCCGGGGGCCGTCCCACTTCAGGTCGGATGACCGCGTGTAGGACAAGGTCGCCGACCAGTACCCGGGCGGGATGTACATCTCCGCCAGGCGCGGACTGTGCCGCGTCAGCTTGTCCGCCACCGATGACGTGGACGACCCCTTGGTGTGGGTCACCTGCCGCGACCACGGGCGGGGATCGATCGTGACGTAGTCGCCCGACGCGATGGTCATGGACAGCTGCACTGACCACAGGTCCGGCGTGAACGTGACCTTCGGGTTCTTGCACGGCCCGTGAATCACGATGTAGGGGAAGGTGGTGGTCTTGCCGAGCTGCGGGACGGTAGCCGACTTGTTCGATGGGTGCTGCCAGAACTCGGACAGGTCCCCCCTCCGGCCGGGGCGCGGCGGCCGCCCGTGCATGAGGTAGTCCCACAGCTCGACGTGCTTTTCCGTCTGGTCGTAGAACCGGTCATCGACTGCCACGAAATCGGCGACCACGGGCGTGTAGCCCTGCCTGGTGAGCCGGGAGTGGGAGACGGCGAACTTCCTCGGCCGCCCGTACAACTGCCGTGAGCGGCCCGCGGAGTGGTGTATCAGCCAGCCGACGCGGCCGCTCCTCGCGCGGACGGAGTCGCCCCGCCACACCTGCCGCAGCAGGTCCACGCCGTCAGAGCCCCACACCGCCGGCCCCTGATCCTGCTTCTTGTAGAGCGCCATCGCCATCTCGATGTCGGTCCAGTCGCCGACGCGTTCGCCGCGTGTCCACGGGCGCATCGGCCAGTGCCGGTCAACGGGCCCGTCCACGCCGTCCACGCCCAGTTCGAACGTCACAGTGGCGTTCCGCTGGTAGTCGCGGCCCAAGCGGATGCCGTCCTCGCCCGGGAGCGTCGCGTCACCCACGTCGGCGTCGGCGAACGACACGTCGGGCTCCGTCAGGCAGTAGATGCCCGATGACTCACGGCCGAAAGTCAGTGAGGCGCCCGGGTAGTTGTCGTGCGGGGAGTAGCCGAGGAGCCATTCGCCGTCACGCATTGGGGTCACCTCCCTGGCGTATGCGGCGCAGCTCAAACATTGCGTCCTCCAGCGCGGTTCCGGTCGATGCCACGGCACCGATGTTCAGGTTGAGGTCGCCACCGACGAGCGCACCGGCCCCCTGCGGGACGGAGGCGCGTGGGGCGACGGATCGGGTGGTGGCGCGGACCATGGACAGGGCGCCGTTGGCGAAGGAGCGCAGCGCGCCTTGGCCGGGGTAGACGACCGTGCCGCCGAACATCTCGGCGACCTGGTCGAGGATCTCCTTGCTGCGCTTCCGCTTGGATTTTCCGAGCGGGACGTAGGCCTCGCCCCCGGTCTCGTCCTCCGCCCACAGCCGCCATTCGCCCGCCTTCGCAATCTGGGCGATGTGGTTCTCGGCGCCGTTGGCGAAGGCGCGGATGCGGCTGCCCACGGCGCGGATGCCGCCCTTGGCGTAGCGGACGATGTTGCCGTTCGCGTGCGTCGAGACCACGGACGGCTTGCCCTGCTCGCTGTACTTGACGGTGACGTGCACGGTCCGGCCGGTGAGGTTGTTGATCTTCCCCTGGATCGCCTGCACCTGCTGGATGGGCGTCTTGTTCGGCGCGGTGATCTTCACCGTCTTGCCGTGCGACCCGTCCACCGTCTTGATCTTGTAACCGAGATCCTTCAGCATCGAAAGCGCGGTCTTCGTAGGCGTCTTGACCTCGATCGACTTGCCCTTGGGCAGGCCCGCGACCTTCTGCTGGACGCTCTTCAGGTCGCCGGCGGCCTGCTTGATGATCGCCTGGACCGTGACCTTCTTTTTATCCGGCGCGGCCGCGATGTCGTCAACGAGGGCGGCGATGTCGACGCGAGACTTGCCGGTCGGGGCGGTGACGACGACGTTCTTCGAGCCGGGGATCCGCTGGAACGAGTAGCCCAACAGCTCCAGCTGGGTCCGCGCCTCAAGCGTCGGAGACTTGATCTGGATGCCCTTGCCCGCCGGGATGCTCTCCAGCTGCGTACGCAGCCCCAGGATCTCGGCCGTGGCCTTCGGCATGCCCTCCGTGGTGATCAGCGTGCTGATCTGGTCGGGGATGAATCCCATCTGGTCCACCAAGGCCTTCGCCTGGTCCTTGGGGATGTTGAACGCGGCGGCGAGCTCCAGCGCCTTCTGCCGGGCATCCTTGGCCGCGTCACGGCTGGTGTTCATCGCCTCCGACAGAGGGATCAGGTGGTTGTCGGCGGCCTCGCGCGCGCTCGTGGAGACCTGGAGCATTCCGTCCCGCAGATCCTCAAGCTGCTGGTTGAGCTGCTGGCCGTTCTTCGTGGACGTGTTGACCAGCTTGTCGTTGCCGACCAGGGACTTGCCCCAGCCATCGGAGTGCTTGATGTTGTCCTTCATGGCGTCGTCGACCTGGAGCATCGTCTGGTTCAGCTTCGCGGTGGCGTCGTGGATCGACATGGTGTTGCCCTTGAGGGAGTCAAGGGCCGCCCTGAGCGCCTGAACCCGCTCGTCGGAGGTCTTCGTCTTGTCGTTGAAGGCTGCGATGGCGCCGCCGAGACGGGTGTAGGAGTCGACGCCCACGACGCCGCTGTCCTTCATGGCGGCCGCGGCTTCCTTGCTGTCGCGCCGCGACTTGGCCAACTCACCGTTGACGGAGCCGAGCGCGTCGGCCGCAGCCTTGTACTTCTTGCCCACCTCGTCGGGCACGAGGACGGATGCCTTGTCGCCCGCGATGTTCTTGTACTCCATGTGGGCGTTCATCAGGTCCTGCATCTTCTTGCGCAGGTCACCGACACTGCCGTCCTGCTCCAGGTAGGCGTCGGTGAGCTCCTTGAGCGACACACCCGCATTGCGCATGACGTCGACCAGGCGCCCCTTGCCATCGGCCAACTGGGTGTCCTGGAGAAGCTGCACCGCCTGCGCGCGAACGTTCGCGTCGATGACGCCGTTGGAGCCTGCGAGGGCCTTCGCCAGGGAATCGACGCGCTCACGGTGGGCGGCCGCCGCCCGGGCGTTCTGCTCCTGCTTCGCGGCGAGCAGACCGAGCCCGATGGTGACGCCGGTGATGGCGATGCCGAGCGGCCCGCCGAGGGCGCCCGTCAGGCCGCCAAGGGCGCGGACGGTTGCCCCGTTCGCGGCGCGGATACCGCGCATGGCGCCCGACAGCCGGCCACCCTGCGACGCGGCACCCTGGTAGGCCAAGCCGATGCGCTGCCATCCGGAGATCTGCGCACCCATCACGCCGGTGCCGAGTTGGCCGCGCAGTGTCGCGCTCATCCCGCGCAGGGAGGTACCGGCGCCACTCACGGCGATACCGAGGCGCCCCAGCATGCTCGTCACGCCGCTGATGACCTTCAGGGCGAGCATCGTTCCCAGGAATGTCGCCAGGACTGTGTTCGCCCCGGGGATGACGCTCATGAGTTTGTTGAAGACGTTCAGGAAGCCGCTGAAGGCTGCCATCAGCACGCCGAGCCCGCTGCCCGCTTGGGACAGGTGCCCGATGGCCTCCGCCAGGTTGGAGACGAGGCTGATCAGTGCGGGGCCGATGTTGTGGCCCATGGCGCTGAAGAACGTGCCGAGGGCGGGCCCGAGTTCGGTGCGGATCTGCCGGATCAGGTCCCTGACCCCGCCGTCCTTGGCGGCCCGGCCGAAGGCCCGGAAGAAGTCGCCGACGAGCATGTTCAGCTCGTGGAACGTGCCCGCCGAGTCCTCGTAGAACTGCTTCATGGCCGCTTGGCCCGGCTTACTGTGCGCCCACCGGTCGAAGCGGGCCATCGTGCCTTCAAGGCCGTCGAGGAGGCTGTTGCCGACGTCCATACCGGCCTTGCCCATCCCGCCGAAGCCCTTGATCATGTGGAGCGTCGCGCGGCCCAGCTGGTCCGCTTTCTGCCCGGCGTGGTCGAGGAACTTCGCCAGCGAGCCCGTCTCCCGGCCCGCCTGGATGGAAGCCCGCATCCACTGCGTCAGCTTCTCGGCGCCCGCGCCCACCCGTTCCACGAACGGGCCGCTGGCGACCAGGAAGTCGAGGGAGGCGTGGCCCAGGTTCGCGAGCCCGTCGGTCACGTGGCCGATGACGGTGCTGCTGGTGGCCGCGATGGTCTTGAAGTCCCGGCGGAAAACGCCTGTCTGCATGAACTCCGCACCGCGGTGGGCGAGCTCGCCCATCTGCCCGGCCGCGTCACCGAGGGTGCTTTGCAGGAGCGGGAAGACGGAGTTCGCCAGGGGCTTGATGTCGTCGGTGACCTTGGAGAAGAACCGGTCGGAGACGGCCATCTTGACCTTGCTCCAGGCCCCTTGCAGCTGGGAGACCGCGGCGACCGCCTTGCGCGCCGACGGGGCGAGCTGCTCCATCGCCTGCTTCAGCTTCTGCTGCTGCGCTGCGGTGACCTTCCCGTCGGCAGCCATAATCCGCTGCACTTGCAGCTGCTCTTTGAGAGCCTGCCCGAAGCCGGAGAAGGCGACCTTCGTGCCGATGAACGCCGTGCCGATGGCGGTGACCACGCCGGGGATCGCGCCGAGGACACCGACGGCCGGCGCGGCGGCAGACACCAGCGCGAACAGCCCCTCCACATACGCACTGAGCGCCGCGGCCGCAGGCTGGCCAAGCGCGATGATCGACCCGAACAGCGCCGCCCGCCAGCGACGGCGGCCGCCACGGCGGTTCACGTCGGGGTTCACCGGGATGTTGATCGACAGGGTGTCGGCGATGGCCTGGCCGACGCGGAGCACGCCGCGCAGGCCGCGGGTGAACAGGCTGCCGCCCTGTGCGCTGACGCGGGCACGCACGACGGAGGTCGCGGCGCGAGAGGCGCGGCCGACGACGGTGGCCACGCCCCGCGTCAGGTCCCGGACCGCGCGCGCGGCCGGAGTGACGGCGACCCGGACGGCGCTGCGGGTGTCGCGTGCAGCGGTCGCGGTGATGCGGCGCAGGTCCCGGGCCAGGCCCGTGACGGCCGTCCGGGCGGGCTCGGTGAGCACACGCACCCGGGCGGCGACGGCGTTACCGAACGGAGAGACAGCCCGCCGAATGCTGCGGCCGAAATCGAGGACGGCGTTGCGGCTGGAGTCCGCGGCCATCCGCACACCGACCACGAACTGGGCGCGGTAGCGGGTCGCCATCCGCCGTACGGAGGTGCCGAAGTCGCGGGCGGCCTGGCGGGACATGTCCGCGCTGACCCGGATACGGACGCCGAAGTCGCGCAGCGGCCCGAAGACCAGGCCGTCCAGCCAGCCGGGACCACCGAGGCGGCCGCCGAACGCGGTCCTGAGCGCGTCGGCTGCTTCCTCGCCGATGCGGCGCATCTGGCGCCCGATGGCCCGGATATCGATGCTGGCGATCCGTAGCCCGGCGATCCGGATGCGGGTCACCAGGGCCCGGCTGTTCGTAGTCAGGAAGTGGCGGGCCTCCTCGGCGAAGCCGCGGATCGCGTCGCGGGTGTTGGCCACGCCGACCCGCACCTTGGCGGCGAGGCTGCGTACGCGCGAGCCCTGGTTGCCGAGCATCGTCCAAAACGCCCGGGAGAATGCCTGCCCGGTGTCGCGGCCGGCGGTGACCGCGATCCGGCCCATCTCCCGTACGAACGTCCTCAGCCCGCCACGAGTCGGCTCAAGGGCGTTCCGTGTGACGACGCGGAGCTGCCGCAGCGCCACCGCGACGATGCCGGACAGGGAGCGGCCGAACGAGCGCTCGGAGTCCCGGGCAGGGGCGACCCGTACGCGCGCGGTGCTCGCCTCGGGGTCGCGTGCCACGCGGGTGAGCAGACCCCGCAGGGATCCGCGGAGCCTGCCCACCAAGCGGCCGAGCCCACCGCCGCCACCGCTGCGGGTGCGGCCGTTGTCGTCGCTGTCGGCAAGCCGCACCGGCAGGTTGACCGACGCGCCTTGGGCGGCCCCGTCCGTCAGGTCGGACACTTCGCGGCGCAGCCGCTCCCGGTCCTCTTCGACCTTGATGCGGACCTTCGCCGTGACGCCCTTGGAGGCCTCTTCGACTGCCTGCTTCAGCTGCTTGCGCAGGCCCTTGCTGTCGACCTTGATGGCGATCTTTGCGGCCACGCCCTCGGCGGCGGCCTCCACCTTCGTGCGCAGCTCTCGGGCAAAGCCTTCGAGGCTGGCGACGACGGTGACTTCAAGGCGCCCGGCCTGCATCCCCTCAGCCACTGACTTGCACCATTCCTCTCCTGGCAGCGGCCGCCAACATCTTGCGGTGACCGGTCATGGGCGGCGGCTGCTGCTGCGCGCGCGGGCTGTTCCCCTGGGGAACAGCGGCGGCCTCGGTGAGGGCCGACGGTCGGTTCACCGTCAGCGGTTCACGGCGGCGCCTGTCAGCGGCGAGCAGCGACACTTCCTCGATGAGCTGCGCCAGGAGTTCGTTGAGCACGGTCCAGCCGCCAACCGGCTGGGACATGACCCGGGAGCCCTCGGGCAGACCTTCAAGGAGGGCACTCAGCCGGCGGACTCCGATGAATCCGGGCTGTCCTGGCCGGAGCCAGATGCGTCGGGCGTCGAGCTGGTGGTAGCGGGAGAGGTCGGACTCGACGTCGCTCCAGCGTTCGCGGAGGAGCCGGCCAACCCGAAGAGCTTTCCCAGATCCACGGCGTAGACCTGAGCGAGCGCCTTGGTCAGGCGGACGTAGTCGCCGATCGAGGGCCGGATCGCCTTGAACGCCCTGAACTCTTCCGAGCCGAGGAGGACGGCGTAGATCTCCTTGACCGCGGCCAGGAACTCCCGCGGCAGGCTGGCCCGGCGGAAGAACAGGTCGATGACCTCGGCAGTGGAGATCTCGCCGGAGGAGTCGATGACCTCACCGAGGAGACCGACCAGATCGAGCTCTTCGGACAGCAGGGGGTCCAGCGCGTCGGCCGGGAGCTCGGCCGGGAACAGGAACATCTCTCCGCGCAGGAGAACGGTGATGCCGTCGGGGTGCTGCACCTCGCGCCGCTCGGCGTCGAGGTCGATGTGGTATGTCGAGGTGGCGGTCATGGCTCGGGTCCTCCCGGTGGGTGTCGAAGCACCGGGAACGTAGGGAGGCCCGTCGGCTTGCGTCTCGGGCACGCGGCCGCCGGAGGTGTTCCCCGGGGGAACACGCGGCTGGATTCCGGGATGTGGCAACAGGCCCCCCGGGGCTGGCGGCTAGCCTCTATCCCGACCACATCTCTGACCTATCGGAAGGACGTCAGTGGCACTGAAGAGGGTCACGAAGCAGACGAAGGCGGGCAGCGTGCCCCCGCCAGCCGCGTCAGTGGAGTCCGAAGCGCCGAAGGAGCCCGAGACCCCCAAGTTCTTCGAGCTGAGCACCGAGAACGAGGGCGACGCGCTGGACATCAAGCTCAGCGACATCACGCCGAACCCGTTCAACGACAGGGACATCGGCGATGTGACTCAGCTCGCCGAGAGCATCGAACAGGATGACCTGCTCCAGGACATCACCGTGATGCACACCTCCGCCTTCGCGGAGCACTGGCCCAAGGAGGCCGAGGGCATCACCACCAAGTACGTCATCGCCTTCGGTGAGCGCAGGTGGCGTGCCCATCAACACCTGGGCAGGGCAACGATCGCCGCGGTGCTCAAGAACTCGGCGGCGCCGAAGATCCGCCGCGTGCTGTTCGCGGAGAACTACCACCGCAAACAGCTCTCCCCAGTCGAGGAGGCGCGCAAGTTCCAGCTCCTTCACGTAGAGGAAGGCATGAGTTACCGGGAGATCGTGAAGGAGCTCAAGCTGACCGGCCCCAACTACGTCTCCCGGCGGATGGAACTGCTGGAACTCCCGCCCGCGCTGCAAGAGATCGTCGGCACCGATGACGGGCCCGGCGTCACCCTGGCCCGCAGCATCAAGGGCCGGTTCGACGATCCGGACGAGCAACTCCGGGCGTGGGAGCTCATCAGGGACGAGGGCCTGAACATCGGCCAGGCCGTGGAGCGGATCCATGCCGCGGCGCCTGTTCCCCCGGGGAACACCCCCGCCGGCGGCCAGGACGAGACGGAGTCTGTTCCCCCGGGGAACACGGTGGACAGCTCCGAGGAGCAGCGGCCGTCTGTTCCCCAGGGGAACAGCCCCGGGAAGGAATCCGGCGGTGACGCTCCCAAGCCCGCCGCGAAGTCCTCGTCGGCCGGGGGGAAGCCAGCGGCCGCAGACCGTCACGCGGCCCAGCGGAACAACGCCGCCGCGGACCGGGACTCTGCGTGCCGCCAACTGATCGCAGCCGACACCGTGCTCTCGCCCGAGCAGCACGATGCCCTGTTCGGGCGGACGCTGCTGGCGCCGATGCAGCAAGGCCCTGCTCGGACCCGCGCGCACAAGTGGCTGCGGGACGCCGAGACAGCAGGGTTCAACATCAACGACACCGACAGCTACTTTGAGGCTGTGCTGTCCTCCGGACAGACGGATCTCGTCAACCGGGTCGCCCTCGCTACGGCTCTCGCCGCCGGTGAGGTCCGGGCGCGCGACGGCCGCCGGCAGTGGGACAGGACCGACGCTGAACACGTCCGGCTCCTCATCGACGCCACTGGCTACGTGCCCGAGACGGCGTGGGAACGCGAGCAGCTCGTCAAGTTCGGCGTGACCTTCAACAGCGCTGACGACCCCGACCCCGACGCCATCCACTGAACGGGAGACCCCGCATGTCCAAGACGACACTGGCTCGACACCGCCGCGAGCTCCGGCCAAACGGACGGAACTGGCCGATGCTCCTGGCCGCGTTCATCATCACCGGTGGCAGCGCCAAGACGAGCAGCATCGTCATGCTCGGCGTGACGCTTGCCCTCCGCGGCTACAAGGTGCGCGTGTTCGACTTCGACCACCAGCGCAGCGCCAGCCACATCCTGGGCGCCATGGATGAACTGCCCGCCGGTCACGGCACCATCTGGGAGCTCATGCACGGCGCTTCGCTGGAGGAGTGCAGCGTTCCGGCCCGCTACGTCCTGACGCCTGCCGACAAGGAGGCCAAGACGGCTGCGGTGTACGAAGAGATCGAAGGCCTGCACATCGTGCCCGGCTCACGGGACGTGAAGAACTTCGACACCGAGTCCGCGCAGGACGGAATGATGCTCACGTGGTTCCGTGAGCTCTGCGACGACTACGACGGCGATGACGATGTGTGGCTGCTGGACCTGCCTGCCTCGTTGTCCAAGCTCGTGGTGTCCGCGCTCATCCCCTTCCAGGAGGAGGACGAGATCGTGCCGCCGGTCCTGGTCACCAGCAAGGAAGAGACGGACTTGAAGGCGACGTTCGAGGAGTTGGCGGAGATGCGCAAGCAGCAGAACCAGCGCTCGCGGACCCGGAAGACTGCGCCCACCATCCGGCACATCCTCATGTGCGGGACGCCCACTCCGGGCCGCCCTGACTCCGAGGGCGAGCTGACTGTGGAGTCCATGAAGGAGACCTATGACGAGCACTTCGAGCTGCACTCCGTCCGCTGGAGTGGCGTGATCCGGCAGCAGCACCGCCGCCAGGCGCCGGTGCACGCCTTCGGCAACCGGAACGCGGCCCCCATCGAGGACTACAACAAGATCGCCACGGCGCTCGGGTTCGTGGAACCCGACCCGGCGTAGCTGTTCCCCTGGGGAACACCAAAGGCCCGTACCGGTCGCGGAAGTCGTCATCTCCCGCGCACGGTACGGGCCTTGGGCTGTACGGCCACAGGTTACGCGGCCGGGGCGAACGCCGGGTCGTCGGTCAGCAGGTACCAGGCGTCGGCGTTGTCGCCGCCCTGTACGGCCAGACGCAGCGGAAGCACGGCCTCCTTCGCCTTCTGGAGGTCGTTCTGCACGCCCTCCATCTGCATGGCGCGCGGCACCACGTACCGGTAGTGCTTGCCGCCGTCGATGACCTCGATGATGGCGGCGATCTCGCTGCGGCCGCCCACGCGCGGAGGCGTGAACTTGTAGTGCGTCCCTGCCGGCGGTCCGGTAACGGCGATGGTGGTGATCTCGCCGCCGCCGAAGACGGCCTGGAAGTTGTCGCCGTTCCACTGCTGGAGGTCCACCTCGATGGTGGCCGAGTCGGAGGTCTGGAACGTGCGGGACGGGTAGTCGCTCTGAGCGGACTTCACCTGCTCGAACTGCGGCTCTTCGTTGAATTTCAAACTATCTTCGGTGGTCAGGCCGACCGAGCGCCAGCCCGTGCCCAGGGCGACGGTGGCGTCTGCCGGGGCGGCGGTGCCGACGGGCGCCAGCCAGACCAGGGTGCGGGCAGGGACGACGATCTGCGTAGAGTTGGTGGTTTCGCCAGCCATGGCGGTGCTCTCCTCGGGCCGGGGTTAAAGGCCGGGCCACGATGGGGAGCGAGGGGGGTTAGCGTCCCGGGCTCACCTTCACCACGGGCACGAGGTGGGACAGAGGGACGTCGAACGCCGCCGCCACGAGCCGCCAGACGCGGTCGCGCTCCAGGAACGCGGCGATCGTCCGCCTCGTGTCGGCGCAGACCGGATGCTGGTGGCGGATGAGCCGCACCGGCTCCAGTTGCTGAAAGACGTGGACGGCGTAGTCGGTCACGGGCTCTCCTGCGGGGGGTGGATGCTGACGAGCAGCCCGAAGACCCATCGGGGCTGCCCGGTGGCCAGCGGGGATTCGATGACCATGCCTGAGGGCCGGACGTAGGAGACGACGGGTTGGCCGGGCACTGCGGGCGCGTCGCACAGCTCCTTCGCGGCGAGAGCGCACACCAGCAGCGTGCGGCGCAGCGCCGCCGGGCCGGGCCAGCCGCCCGGGTCGCCGATGAGTTCCAGCGACACGTCCGGCTCGGTCAGCCACCTCATGTCGCGCAAGTCCCCGCCCGGGCCCGCGGAGACCCGCAGGTGCGGCCATGGCGCCTCGATCGCGCCGGAGACGTGACCGGGCCCACCGAGCACTTCCTGAACCTTCGGGTGCTCGGTGAGCCATTGCAGCACTGCGGCGACGGGGTCGGCGTCGGCGAGTGCGTACGGGTCGGCCATGGCTCAGCCGCGGGCGATGTAGCCGTTGCGGCGGAGCTGGCGGGCGTAGTCCGGCGACACGTGCACCGACTGGCCCGGGCGGTATTCCTTGCTGCCGATCCGCAGGTGGTGCGCGAGCGTCACCTTCTGCGGCGTCTGGCCGGGTCGCAGCGGCGGCCCGATGACCGTCACCGTCACCGTCTCCTCGGCGGTCTCGGGGGCCGCGGTTGTCTCGGCCGGTGTGCTGTCCACCTCGGCGGTGGAGGCGATGGGGGTGGGTGTCTTCCTGGTGTTCGTCATGAGGCGGAAGGGTGCCGACGGCTGCGGCTAGTGTCGCCCCCTCGCCTCGGCGGGTGTTCCCCGGGGGAACAGGCGCCGTGCTCCCGGGGTGTTCCCCGGGGGAACACCTCAGCGGCTCGCGGCGACCATTCCGGCGGCCCGGGCCATGTAGAACGTGCCCGGCGCGACCAGGTTCCCGGGATAGACGGTGCCGACCTCCGCGGCCACAACCCACTGACCTTCCGCGACAACCGTCACAGTCACCTTCTGGCCCGTCACCACGGGCGGCAGGGTGCGGATGTTCTTGGAGATGCCGTCGGGGATCTTGTCGGCCCGGCACTCGCAGTTCTTGAGGTTCGCCACCGCGCGCGAGCTCTCATCCCGCGGGAACTTCATGTACGTCTTCGGGCCGACGCCGCGGTGGTCGCGGTCCCACTGCATGGAGTTGATCTCGAAGCGCAGGTTGTCGGGGACTTCCTGCCCGTTGGCCTGGATGTGGGTGCGCCGCATGTCGTGGTCGGCGACGGTGACCCACCGTTTCGTGGGCGGCGCCAGGATCCTCGCCTGCCGCTCGACCCTGCGGCCGATCTCCTCCACTTTCGGGGCGATCATCAGAGCGAGCCGTTCCTCCAGGCCCGGCGCGACGGTGAACTTGGCCATCACGGCACCTCCGGCGGGTTCAGGGTGGCGGTTACGGCGATGTAGTCGGCGGCGCCGTGCCCGGGCACCCCCCTTGGCAAGGCGGTGACCACGGTCCACATGCGGGTGCCGTCCCCGACCATGTCGCCGGGCTGCATGTACCCCGCGGACGGGTCAACGCGCAGCGTCCACGACCCGTCAGCTTGCTTGATGGCGGCGCCAGGCCACGTGCCCCTCGGGGTGGGGCGCGCGTCCGGGGGCGGCGGCACCGGCACGCCGTGCGCGTCACGCCCCCAAGGATGGTCCAGCACATACACCGTCAGGTCACGGTCGGGCAGGACAACAGCCATGCTCAGCCCGCCCCAGACGTGACGAGCGCCGCGGCGATGCCCGCGTTGACCGCGGCGATGTAGTTCGTGAAGGCGGTAGTGGTGTTCTTCCGGTTGGCGCGGGTCATGTCCCCGTTGAGGAAGAACAGCTGCCGCTGCGCGTTGCTGAGCTCCAACTGGACGCCCATGCCCCGGGTGTTCCGGTTGGCGATGTTCGTCGGGTCGTTGGCGTTGATCTCCTCGCTGGCGATCTGCACCACGAATCCGGCATCCGCGAGGGCCTCGCCTATCTGGTCCCGCAGGTTGAAGTCGAGCCCGCCCAGGAACGTGGTCGGCGTGGTCCCGGACGCGCCGTGCCACGAAATGATGTGGGAGGCAGCCTTCGCCATGAGGAGGGCCTGCGGCTCGTCGTACCGGGTCGAGGTGATGTGCAGGTCGCTGTTGGAGCCTGCCGCCTTGAAAGCGTCCAGCGTGTAGTAACCGTGGACGGTCCCGGCCGCCTTGTCGGCGAGCTCCGTCGTGCCCAGCTCGATGCCGCCGCCGTGGATGGCGAGGTGCAGCAGGCTGGAGAACTGCGAGATACGCCAAGTCCGCTGGTAGTCGATGCCCTCGATCTGTGCGCCGGCCATCTGCGCATACGAGTTGTAGAGGTCTGCCATGGCTCCTGCCTGTTCGGGATCGGGCTACCAGTTGCCGTAGCGGCGGTAGGGGCGGCCGCCATACGGCCATGGGGTGGCGGGCGCAACCGCGATCGGCCGGTACAGCCGCTTGCGGTAGTCGCCCAGAGAGTCCAGCGTCGGCAGCGCTCCGGCCTGTCCCGCGACAGGCGACGTCTCGTAGCTGATCGACTGGCCCTCGGCGGACACGGACGTTACCCGGCGGCCGCCGTTCTTCTCCCCGCCGGGGCCGTTGCGGATCCGCTCGGCGGCGTGCGCGGTGACGTAGTCCACGATCGGCTTCTCAACGGCCGCGTCCAGGCCGATGAGGAGCCGCACCGTGTACAGCCCTTCCGCGTTCTGTTCGTAGCTCACCACCTTCATCACGTCGTCCACGGGCGGCATCGGCCACGCGCGCGGGTCGGTGAGCTCGTAGAACGGCATGGGCGACACGTCGCGCAGCGTCTTCGGGGTAGGCACGAGCGGCCGCTTCAGGTAGGCGGCCACCTCCGACTGCGCCTTGCCGATCTTGTCGCGGAAGTCCTCGCGTTGCGCCGGGGTCAGCGGCAGCGGCACGCCGAGATCGTCGGCAAGCTGCTCCGCCGAGGCGATCAGCCCCGTCCCCAGCGGCAGGTCCATGCGGCTCGTGCGGTCAGCGGCCGGTGACGCGCCCTGCTCGGGAGTGAAGGTGACGACGCACCAATACCGGCCGTCGGGCAGGTTGTCGGGGAGCGTGAACCGGTACGCGTTCTCACCGATGCGGACGGCCGGGCCCGCGGTCGCCACCACGGTGCCGTTGCGTTCGGGCTCCGAGTGCAGGTCGATCCTGCTGACCTCGCCGCCCTCCGGTTCGGGATCCCACAGAGCCCCGCCCCAGACGGGCCGGTAGATGTACATCGCCACCTTCGGTCTCCCTTACTCGCCGAGCTGCTCGCGCAGCCGGGCGACGATGCGGTCCGCGTCGTCCCGCTTGAGCTCCGCCCCGACCGGCACCAGGAGTCGGGTCGTAGGCGTGCGGTAGGCGCCCATGCCGACGTGCTCCACCAGGCGCACCCGGGACCGGCACAGGTAGCCGTACGGCGGCAGCACCTCGAACACCGTGTCGGGGTCGGTGGGCGCCTGGCCCGTCGCCTCGTCCACGATCCGGTCCCCGAGCTCCGCGGGCATGAGCCCGTCGGGGCCAACAGGGGTTTCAGGCTCGGCAGGCTCGACCGGCGGGGCCGGAGGCTCCAGCGGCGCCACGTCCGGCGCCTTGGTCTCCGTGCCCTCGGCCGGAACTGCACCGATCTCTACGGCGTCAGAGACCGCCTTGTCCTCGGCCGGATCGGCGCCCGGCTCGATGCCGTCGGCGACGGCCTTGTCCTCGGCCGGTTCCGCGGCCGTCTTACGGGTTCGGGCGGTTGCCACGACTTCCTCCAGGTGAGCGGGGGTTGGGGCCACACCCTGACCCGGGGGGCGCGCTTACGTCGCGCTGTGCCGCCCAGCACGGACCGGCACAGCGCGACGATCACGCATCACACGAACGTGTAGCCGTTGTTCTGCGTCACCGCCCCCGCCTCGTCAGCGAGGACGACGGCCACCGCACCCGCGCTCTTCGCCGGGGTCGTGACCTGGATCTTGCCGGAGGTGAGGATCTTCAGGTTCGTGCCCGCCGTGCCGCCGAACGTGACGCCGGAGACGCCGTCCAGGTTCGTGCCGGTGATGGTCACGACCGTGCCGCCGGCGACCGGCCCGTTTACCGGGCTGATGGCGGCGACGGTGGCCGCGGGGAACAGCTTGTCGATCACCGACTGCCGCACCACGTCCCCGGCCCGGAACTTCAGCGTCCTGATCGAGCCCTGCGGCACGCTGTCGCGGCTGTCCTTCGACACGGTGCCCTCATCGAAGCGGCGCGTGTGGAAGACGTCCGCGGTCACGACCATCTCCGGGTCCGCGGCCGCGGGCGTAGAAGGAAACGCAGCCTTGGTGATGCGGGCGCCGGCAGAGTTGTACAGGCCCATGAGGAGCCCCTTTCACTGGTGGTATCGAGTCGCCCGCAGGGTGCCCGACCAGGCGGGCTTGGGTCCCCGGCTGCGCGGCTCACAGGATGCGGAGGTCGTCCCACCCGTCCTTGGTGACGGAGAAGACCATCAGGCCCGGCTGGGAGACCTCTCCCGAGCGCATGGCGTACCAGTCGGAGCCGTTGTCGAGGGTCGGAGCCTGCACCCACAGACGCCCGGCGCCGAGCTGCTGCGCGCGGAAGTGGTGAAAGTGCCCGGAGATCAAGATCCTGGCGTCGGCGATGGGCTGACGGCCGAAGGTCTGCCCCCTCCACCAGTCCGCCGCCTTGTCGGGCCGCGCGTACTGATGACCGTGCGCCAGGCCCACGATGGTGCCCGCCATGTCGAGGCTGACGGTGTCTCGCCACGGCTCTGGCGTCACGAACGACACGTGCCCGTAGGCGTCGGGATTCTTGGCGTACGCGTCGGCGATCTGCGAATAGACCTCGATGCCCCAGTCGTCTTCCGGGGGGCCCACGGGGTCCTTGCCGCGCCGTACGCGGGCGTGGTTGCTGCCGCAGGTCGCGGCGACCACCCGCGGGAACGCGGTCGCCAGGCGGTCGAGGCCTTCGAACGTCAGCCGCCGGTGCACGCGCACCATCTGCGTGAGCGTCAGGTCGTTGGTGAACGCCTGGCTCGCGACGTTCTCGAACCCCTCGATGCAGTCGCCTGCGTCGAGGAAGTACGCGGAATCAGGGGTGCGGCCGATCTTGCCGAGGTCGCGGACGTGGTCCTGGAGCCGGTCGAACCGTTCGGAGACCCGGGCCACGAGATCCTTGGTGCCGCCGTCCCTGCCAACCTTCCCGGCCTGCGGGTCGGCGTACACCACGGCCAGCGCGCGCTCCGTACTCTCGGCCGGGGTGCGGGGCTTGCGGCGGCGCCGCATCACGTCGCGGATCAGGCTGTTGAGGTCTTCCGCGGACGCCCATCCCGGAGTTGAGGGCTCGATCAGGTAGCGGCACCTCCACACGGGCCGGGTGACGGCGTCCTCGCCCTGGGCGTCGCGGTGCCATGCGGCCGGGTCGTGGCGGGCTTCTACCAGCCGGACCCGGTATCCCTCGGGCACGCTCAGGCCGAGTTCCTCCACCCGTTCGCGCCAGCCGAGTTCGTCTTGCCCGGGCGCCTCGGCGGCCGGCGCAGTGACGAGCATCGACCCGCCGGGTTCGTACCGCACGCCGGGTTCCCAGCCCTTCGGGGCCGCGGCCGTGGGACGAGTGGTCTCCGGCGGGGTGGTCTGCTCCGCCGAGGCGGGCGCGAGGAGCGCATCGAGATGTTCGTCAAGGCTCATCGCGGGCACCGGCATCCGTTCGAGGCGCCGCGGCGCCGGTGCCGTGCCACGGACGGGGCTTGCACGGGATGCCCGTTGCTGGTCAGTACGTCAGCGATCCGCGTGGAGGTCACCGCCGGGGCCGCCATCAGCTCGTTCAGCTTGCCCGCTGTGTCGGCGTCGAGACAGGCCAGGATGATGCCGACTGTGCAGCGCGCGCCGCGGGGTCGCTCAGGCTCGTCCATGAGCTGCGTGAGGGCCGTGCTCAGCCCATCGGTGTCTGCCACGGCAGTCCTCGCTCTCTGCATGTGGGTGCGGGGCCGGACCGTATGGCCCGGCCCCGCGTTACGTCGCCGTCAGTGGGGCCCGCCCAGCGGGCCCCTTCCGGATTACACCGGGGTGGTCCACGAGCCGATGACGAACGACTCCGGACGGGAGACCTCCAGGGCGAGACGCTCGTCCGCGCGGAAGGTGAGGACACCGCGTTCGAAGTTGTCCGAGTTCTCGCTGGAGACGGTCACGGAGACGTTCTCGCGGTCGTAGATCTGCGCGCCCATCCCAAAAGAACCCAGAAGGTACTTGTCGTCCGGCATTGCGGTGGTTTCGACCACGTTGACGCGCCACACGCGCTTCTGGGCGCCGACGGCGACCTGGAGCGCGACACGGAACGCGCCGTTGTTGTCGGTCTCGACCTCCACCTGCTCCCACATGCTCGGGGAGAGGACGACGCCGGTCGGCTCGTACTCAGCCAGGAGCGCCTTGGTCATGGCCCGGCGCATCTGGATGGAGAACTTGTCGGTGTTGGCGCCGATGTACTGCTGTACGCCCGGGGTGTTGAACAGGCCGGTGATGGACTGACCGTCGCCGCCGATGGAGTGCAGAAGGTCGTAGTCCTCGGCGAACTTGATGCCCTCGATCAAGCGGCTGTTGATGAACTGCTTCAGCCGCGGCTCGTCCGAGAGGATGTTCTTGTGGCCGTCGAGCATGTGCGCGATCTCGGCCACCGGGAACGAAACAGGCTGGAGGGTCAGCTTCGAGCGGGGCGCCCGGCCGAACACGTCGGTGTCGGCTCCGGTCGGCGCGGACGTACCGTCGGCCGCACGACGCTCCGGGACCTGGGCCGCGTTGTTGACCCACCCGGTCTCGCGGATGCCCTGAAGGATCGCGTTCTTGGTCGTGGCCTTCGGGAACAGGTCGCGGATGTGCATCTTGCGGCGCTGCGCCTCGGTGATGCCGAGATCCTCAACGCCACCCAGGGCCGGGTGAGTCTGGGTACCGGCCGACAGGGAGAAGATCGACTTCCCCTCCATCTCGGCGCGGATGAACGGGCGGTCCTTGAACTGGCCACGGGCCGCAGCCTGGTAGGCGTCGGACTCGACGAACATGTCGCCGAGCGACTTCACCTCGGTGTTGGAGCCGGAGGAGCCGCCGTAGTACTGGCCGGCCGCGGACCGCCCCTCGGGGGCGTCGAGGTACTGGCCGAGAGCTTCGGCGCCGGACGCGGCCTCGATCAGGCTCTTGATCTCCTGGGCGTCCTTGACGGACTTGACGTACGCGTTGCGCTGCTCGGTGGAGACGACGAACGCGCCGTTCTCCTCCTTGAACGTGCCTGCGATGCGCTCAGCCTCGGCAGACTTCTCGTTGAGCTGCTGCTTCAGCGAGCGAAGCAGATTCTTGTCGGTGGTAGGCATTTCGGTTGCACGCTCCTGTGCTGGATGGGCGATTGCGTGCGTCGCTCGCCCGGCCAGCACCGGGACGCCTCAACGCTGAGGCGCATGGAAAAGCACGGGTGCAGTTAACGTCTCGGGCTCCCGGCCACGCGGGAACGTGGAACCGGGAGCCCGGTAAATGCGCGAGTCAGAGCGCGAGTTCTGCGAGGGCCGCCTTCACTTCCGCGGCGTCCAGACGCACCTTGTCCTGGTCGTCGGGGTCGCCATCGGGCTCAGCGTCGGGCCCGTCGCCGGAGTCGCCGCCGCCGCTGGTGTTCCCCGGGGGAACAGCCGTGTCCGAGCCGCCCTCGGTGTCGGCATAGGGGATCTCCGCGTCGTCCTGCGAGCCCTCGCCGCTGTCGCTGCCGTCCCCTTCGTCGGCCATGTCGTCGTAGGCGCCGGGGTCCTCCTCGTCGTCCCAGCCGTCGGTGAGGGTGTACTTCCCCAGCCAGTCGCCGCCCGAGCCGTCGCCGCCGTGCATCTCGTCCGTCGGCATCCCCTTCTTCGACAGGGTGTCGAGGAGCTTGCCGATGGTGGGCTTCAGGTACTCAAGGTGCTCCGGCCCGGCGTCGGAGACCTGGATCAGTGCCGTGGCGTCCTCCAGTGCCCGCCCGGTCGGCTTGATGTACCGCTCCTGGGTGGCTTCGTCGTCGTCCGCTTCCCGCTCCATGCCGGATACGGGGACGGCCACGGTCGTGAGCTCCACACGGACCGGCACGCCGAGGTCGATGTCGCGGCCGGACGCGGTGTACGGAATGGCGTAGGTCTCCGTCTCCCCGTCGTCGTAGCGGGTGACGATGACGCTGTCCGGATAGGTCGCCTCCACCGTCACGAAGCAGTCGACCGGCTGCGTCGGGCCTGACTGATCGTCGTCCCGGTCGGGCGAGAACAGCGTGCGAGCGGCCTTGCCGAGCTGGTCGCGGAGCTGCTCGAAGGAGTAGGGCATGGGGGTGCTCATGATGCGCTCCGGAAGGTGTAGAGGCTCAGCGGCGGACTTGGCTTCGAGGACGATCCGCGCGGCCGACTTGCGCTCTGCGGCCGCGTGGGTGGCGGGGTAGATCCCCATGGCGTCGTGATGGCGCAGGTTGCAGTAGCCCTTGGCGTCCTGCGGGCTCATGTGCTTGCCAGCGATGGCAACGCACCGGTCGAAGTCGCCGGGCGTTCCCCACGCGATATCCGAGGCGCCTTCGCCGTGGACGTACCAGTCACGCAGCTGCTCGGCGTCACCCTTGTTCTTGTCCCACCCGCCGGAGGCCTTCGCTTCCAGCACGATCCGCGCGGCCGACTTCCCCTCCATCGGAGGCGACGGCGGGCCCGCGGGCTCGTCGGTCGGCGCCTCTCCGAGGGGAACCTCGAACTCGTCCTCGCCGCGCACGCAGTGCAGTTGAGTGAACGTCACCGGTGTCGCCGGCACCGGATCCAGGTCGGGCATGTTGTAGCCGAGGGTGATGTGCGGGGTGAACCCGTGGTTGTCGCGCACGTGGTCGGAGTAGACCGACGTGGACAGCGCCTGCGCGACCCGCTGCCGCAGCTCCGCCAGGCCCGGCACGTCCACCGGCACCCACGTGGGTACTCCGTCCCCGCTGTCGGGGAAGCGGCCGATGCCGCCGATGCTGCCTGCCAGGGGCCCGGTGTCGTTCACGGCAGGGGTGACGATGTCGCGGAGGTCATCCGGGTGCCCGCCGAGGTCTTCCACGTCGCCGAGGTAGGCGAGCGTGATGTGCAGGTTCTCGGCCGGCGTGCCGTCGGGGTGAGCGATCTGCTCGGCCACGTCCTGCGGGACCTTCAGCGCGACCATCACGCCGCGGCCGGTCTGCTGTTCGGCGGCCTTCAGCTCGACGGCCGACCAGGTGGCCTTACGTTCCAGGTCCGCGGCGCGCTGCCTGCTGGCTGCCTTCACTTCGATGCTGCGGGTCATCGGGTGCGCGCCATGCAGCACGGGACTGACCTCGTACAGGTCGAGATCGTGGATGATGCGTACGCCGTCGTGCCGCTTGGAGGCGCCGCCGGGCGGGACCTTGAAGCCGATGGAGAACTGCGCCTCGCCGTTCTCGTGCCACTGCCGGACCTGTTCGTAAGCGTCGCGGCCGCGGGTGGTGCGCAGGTTGTACTGGACGGCGGCGACCAGAGCCCCGGCTTCCTGGGGCCACACTGAGCCGCCCGGGATCGTGGCGAACCGAGGGTCGCCGGGCATCCACTCCTCGATCGAGAGGACGCTGCCGACCGGTTCCTTCCAGTCGTGGTGCCATACCGGCTTCACGCGGCGCTTGGTCAGGGTGCGGGTGAACGCCCCGGGGATGATGAGGTCTTCGACATCGTCCACCACGCCCGTGACGGCGTAGATGGCGCGGACGATGCCCTTTCCGCCGCGGGTGCGGCGCAGACTTGCGGTCTTGGGCGGCGGGCTCGGCACGGCGGGTTCCTCCTGGGGCTTCTTGGTGGACCGCACCGTGCCCCCGCCAGGTGGTTAGCGTCCTGCCGTCCCCTGCGTCACAGGCCGGGGGTGGCGGTTCACTGCCACGGCTTGCCCTTCTTCTTGCGCTTCGGGTCTTCGTCGCCCGGGTCGGCGTTGGGGTCCGTGTCGTCCTGCTCCGCCGGGTCGGCGGGTACGGCTTCGTCTGCGGTGCCGTAGTCGAGCGAGAGGCCGCCGTCGTCCGCGGCCGCCGGGTCCGCATTCGGGTCCATGACTGTCGGGTCTGCGTTCGGGTCCGTCATCGCCGGGTCGCCGGCCGCCGGGTCGGTGGGTGCTCCGCTGCCGTCGTATGCCTGCGGGTCGCCCGCGGCCGGCTGCCCGCCGGTGCCGCCGGTCTGCGACATGCCCGCGTCGTCCACGTCGATCGCCCACGCGTCCACGTCGGAGTACCGGTAGACCTGTCCGGTCTCGTCACGTACCCAGCCCGTAAGCGTGCCGTCCTCGGCCTTGTCGAGCCATGCTTGCTCAGCGTTGGGCCCGGAGAACGACGCGTAGGCCTGCGCAGGGTCGGTCTCGTCGCCCTCGTCGTAGGCGTCGCCCGCCCACGGGCGCGCGTCATCCTGGTGCGGCGGCTGGAGCTCGGGCGGCTGCTCGGCCGCCGGGTCCAGGCCCTGCGCGGCCGGGTCGTCGGACTGGGGCAGCGCCTTCACGTCGAATCTGTAGTCCACGGGGCGGAGAGTGAAGGGGCGCCCGGTCTTGTGTCTCGGACCGTGCCTCGCCCGACGTGGAGGCGTAACTGTGCCCTCGGCTCCAGCTCGCCGAATTGCAACGAAACGGTCAAAGCACTAGACATGAGGCGAGAGCACGATGTCCGATGGGCATCGTTTTCACCAGACCCCCGCCCCGGGGGTGTGGGCACTTCGGGCGAACCCGACCGCCTAGTTCCCGGTCGGGCTCGCCTGATCGGCTGTCCCAACGCGAACGGTCGCATTCATTCCTTCTGTGCCCACCATGTACCTGCCGGTACGACCAGTCTGCTTACCTCCAGGCCGCGATCGCGGCAATGATCGCCACGATCAGCCCGAGGGCCGCCAGCGCGACCATCCAACGGTCAGCGGGCCGCCAATGGCGTTTCCCCTTCTTGGGGTGCTTCTTGGGGTGGTGCATGGGTTCTTCCTCCCTTCGAGGTCTAGTGGACGGTAGGACACCTCTGCACATCTGCCTCCACACCACCTCCAATGAGCAGGTGTCACTACCACACCACACGCACCATGGTCTACGCCATAGGCAACGTGGTCTAAACCAACAAATCTCTAAGGGGCGCTGACCAGGAATAACGCTGCTTCAGGCAACAAACCAGTTCGCATCCGTGGTGCGATCGCGTAGCAGATAGCTAGGATCGGGCTATGGCTAAGACACAGTTGAACGCGCGCGTGCCGGAGGAGCTGGCCGACGAGGTCCGCTCGGCCGCGAGTAGGGCAGGCATGGACATTGGGGACTACGTCGCCGCAGTCCTTGAGGCTGACCTGGCGGCCGCGTCAGGAAGTCAAGAGCTGCGACAGGCTCGTGCGAACATGCACGCTGCCGCGGCCTACAAGAAGTGGCTGGCCAGTGAAAAGTCCGAAGAGGGCGCGATGGGCATGGAGGAGGTCTTCAACGCGTGACGGCGATCCCGGCAAGGTTCGCTGCCCACGTCGGCGAGACCATCAAGAACCTGGCCGGCCCTGACAAGGAGGAGCTGCACACCGCGATCCTGCGGGCGTGTGCGGACCCGATGTCGTGGCCGCAGGCCGACAAATACGAGATGGACGAGACGGTGCGCGTCATCACGACGCGCGCCGCCATCGTCCACTACGTGATCCTTCTCGGCGCGGATCCGCACCTGTGGGTGTTCGCCATTACCGTTTGACCTCGGCCACCTGCGTCTTCTGCCGCAGGAGCGCCAGCACCGCATCGGCGTCGGCGGGGTCGAGGTTCCGGCGCGGCCCGAGGGGGCCGAGCAGCACCGGTGCGCCCGTGTGCTGCTCGACCAGGGCCCTGACGCGGCGGGAGCCGGTCACCGGGCTCCCTGCCTCGCCGGGGATGCGGACCTGGTAGGCGGAGCCGTCTTCCAGGTTTCCCGTCACCAACATGCTTTCCTGCCTCTCTTGTTACCGGGTGGCGAGCAGTCCGAGGAGGAAAGCCCTCAGATCGTCATCCCTGTACCAGTCGCCGGAGAACATCGTCGCGAGCCCGCGGGCCGCGATCTGCTCGTCGGTGACCTGGTCCGCCTGGCCGCCGAACAGTCGCGCCAGCAGTACGTCCAGCGTGCTGCGCCGCGCCCCGGGCCGGCCGGTGTGGGTCCGGGTGAACCCGAAGGCCTCCTGAGCGGCCAGCAGGTCCGGGTAGTTCCGCTGAAGGTGGGCCAGCAGGGCATGGGCCGCGGTGGCGCGGCCGCCGTCGCCGAGGTCGGCAATCGTGGCCGTGCCGCTGTCTGCGTCGTACGCGCCCGCGTCACCGCTGACCGCGGTCATAAACCGCGACGCCCGGTCGGCCAGCCACTCACGCGGCACGTACTGGGCCGCGTCCGTCAGCGCCCGCGTGGCGGCCGCGTCACTGCTGTGGCTCAGCGTCAGCCGGTTCCTGCCGCCGGGGCCCATCTCCCGGACCTGGGAGAGGGTGTCGCGCACCGCGGAGGGCAGTGCCGCCGTGTACGCCTGCTGGAGCCGTTCGGCTTCCTGCTGCGCGTGCTGCGCCTCCAGCCGGGCCGCTGCAATCTCCGGAGCGAGGTCCGGCGCATTGGTGCCGGCTGCCACCGCCCGGAGGTCACGCAGGCGGGCCTCCGTCCGGTCCGCGTACCGGCGGGCGTGCCGCACGGTGCCGTGCGGGTCGTCCCCGAGCTCCGGCGCGGCCGCCGTAAGCCGGGCGATCAGATCGGCGTCCACGTCCGCGCCCGCCGCGCGCAGCGCCGCGAGGTGCCGCAGCGCCTGCCGCCCGGGCCCGCGGTCCGCAGCCCGGTCCATGGTCCAGCGCACGCCGTCCTGCACCTGGGGCAGTTGCCCCGCGGCCAGAGTCGTCCGCGCGGCGGATCGGTACCAGCGGCTACGGCGCGCCACCTGACCGAAGCGGCCCGGGGCGGGCAGCAGTTGCGCCCAGTGCGCCACCTTCTCCGCCAGCGACATCCCGTCCCCAGGCCGGGGCAGGGACCGCGCGGCGGAGGCCATGCGGCGCAGGCGGCGCGTCTCTGGCCACGACCGGATCCGGCGGCCGAGACCCTTGCCGAAGCGGGCGATGGCCCGGCCCGTGGCCTTCACTCCGGCCGCGAGCGCCTTGAGGAACGCGGCCACCAGCTCCACGATCCTGCGGGCGATCTGCATCAGCGCGGCCACGATGCCCGCCATGAGCCCGGGCCGCTGCCCCTCGGGCAGGTTCGCGGCGATACGCCCGGCGGTGTCATTGCGGGAGTCCGCCATCCGCTGGGCGAGCCGCGCGACGATCGCCGCACGCCGCTCCGGAGTCAGGGGGCCGTCGTCCGCCGCGGCGAGGGCATCGCCGACCGCGTCGCCAACATGGCTGCTGACCTCGTCATCGATGCGAGACGCCGCGCCACCGTCGCCCGGGACGTCGTCCGGGACGGCACTGTCGGGTTCCGGCTTGGGCCGGTTGCGCAGCGACTCCGGGATGAGCCGCAGCAGGTCGGCCGCACGCCGCGCCATGTCCTCCGGCGACTCCCCGTCCAGCGGCTCCAGGTCATCGAGCGTGCGCACCGCGGCCTTCACCGCGTCGGTGCGGGTTTGCATCGCTGTCTTGCGCAGCTCGGCGAGCATCCGCTCCCTGGCGTCCCCGGTGATGCCGGTCCCGTCGACCACGTTGACAAAGTCCTGCCGCAGCTTCCGCATCAGCGAGCGCATCGCCTGAAGGGTGAGCTGCTCGGCGATCTGCTCACGGAGCTGATGGATGCTGCCCGGGGTGGAAGTCCCCTGGATCGCGTTGCCGATGACGGCGCGGGCCACAGCGTCGGCGTAGTCCGCCTGGAACGCCTCCGGGTCGAGGCCCTGGTTCGGGTCGCGGGCCTCGGTGTCGGGGCCGGCCGCCGGAGCTTCCGGCTCGGGCAGTTGGTACAGCGGGTCAGTGGCGGTCAGCGTCCGCTCGGAGCGCTGCCCGTCCCCGTCCTCAACGGTGAGGATTCGTATGCCGCCCGGGGCGTCAGCCACGTCCACGACGCGGTATGCGCCCATGGTGTCCGGGTTCGTCTCGTCCGGCAGGGCGATGGTGTCACCGACGCCGACTGAGCCGACCGTGCCCGGCTCGGGCCGCCCCGAGGGGGCACTGTCCGGGGCGGGCGTGTTCGGGGCTTCCCCGGTGAGCCGCGCCTGGTTGGAGGCGAACCAGGCGGCCGCCGGGCGCTCCTTGTCCATCACAGTGGTGAGCTCCGCCGCGCCTCCGCGGCCGCCCAGGATCTGGAAGTGCCGGGTGCTGCTCGGGCCACCGGCCAGGCCTTCCAGCTGAACCGACACGCGCCCGTCGCTGACATCGACGGACTGCACCTTGCGGGTGAACCAGTCGCTGCCGTTGGTGCCCGGGCCGAACACCAGGTGATCGCCCGGCTTCAGGCCGGTCGCGGGGACGATGCGGCGGTCCGACTGCTCGCTGACCCCGCCGCCGACGTCGTTGCCGTCGTGCGGCACGGGCCGGAACGGCACGCGGGCGCCCACGGTCTGGTGGATGAAGCGGCCATCGGCGTTGGCGAGTTGGAGATCCACGGTGTTCCCGTCCTCGCTGCGGTTCGCTTCCACGACCAGCAGGCGGGACGTCTCGCCGTTGACGGGGGCCTCGATCACATCACCGGTCTGCAAGTAGCGGGCCTCGGTGGTCATGCCGCCGTCGTCCGCCGCTCCGGCCTGTCCCGCCGCCTGGTCGAGGTGGTCAGCGGCCCTCTTGGCGGCGCGGCCCTCCGGGGTGGAGGTGTCGGCGCCCTCGCGGAGGTCATCGGCGAGCGCCGAGGCCTGGTCGGGGGTGACCGGCAGGTCCCGGCCGATGCGGGCCGCGGCCTGCTCCGCGTCCGGGTCGCTGCTGGGGGCGGTGCCCCGGTCGGCGATGGCGTCGCGCTCCTCGGGGGCGAGCTCCGGGTCCACGGTCGGGCCGGTCACGGGGTCCACGGCCGGGGCGGGCTCGTGGGTCGTGATCGGGTCGTTCGCCAGCGGGGCGTCCTCCGGGCCGAGGTCGGGAGCGCCACCGTCCGCGGCCGCGGCCCGCTGCATCTCCGTGTCGCTGGGCACAGCCAGCGTGTTGGTGTCGCCGGAAGTGGTGTCCTCCAGACCGAGGTAGCTGGTCTGCCCCGAGTGCTGGGCAGTCTTGACCTTGACGGTGCGGTTCCCGCGCACGAGCACGTCACCCGGCTGGATTTCACCGGCGGTGACGGGCTCCACGTGGGCGACCTTCTCGTCGGCGGGGCCGGACGAGTCGGAGCCACCCAGGACGCGCAGGTCGCGGATACTCATGGGCTCCATGCCCTGCGGGGTGGCGACGGTCGCGGTGTCGCCGTCGACCTCCTCCACGGTGCCGAGCATGTTGCCGTCCCGGTCGCCGACCACGTTGCCGGTATCGACGCGGTGCCCGTCGGGTGTCCATCCGGTGGGCCGGGCCGCGCCGCCGTCGGTGACGGTGAGGGAGCTCGGCGCGTGCGCGTCGTCGGTGCGGTCGTCGCCGAACTGCACCTGCGCAGTGCCGGCGGTCGCGCCGACCACGACGCCTTCGCGGCCGTCGTCGTCGGTGACGGTCGAGCCGGGGAACAACCCGTTGCCGTCTGCGTCGTTGGCCACCCGGCCGGAGATCCGGCCGGTGAGGACGTCCGAGTCCGCGCCGGTCTGGAGCGAGCCGGTGTCAGAGGCGTCGCCCGTGGCACGGGCCGCCGTGGCGTCCTGCGCCACCCACACCGAACCCCGCGCGCCCTTGCCGTCCGGGGTGTCGGCGATCAGGACGCGGTACATGTCCTGAACCTTGCGGGCCTGCTCCGTCGGGACCAGCTCCGGCCCGCCCACGACGTACCCGGCGAGGGTGCGGGACGTGCCGCGCTTGGTGATGCCGTCGATGCGGACCAGGTCGCCCATGGCGATGTCGGAGACCTTGACCCACTCGGCGGGGCGGCCGCCGACCGGCTCGGGCTCGGCCGGGGCCTCCGGCTCCGCCTGGTCTGCCGCCGCCTGCTGCGCAGTCTCGGGCTCCGGCCGCGCCGCCGGGGCCGGACGGTCCGCGGCCGAGCTGCCGGTCTCGGGCGTGGAGCGCTGTGCGTCCGCCGCCGGGGCGTTGGTGCGGGTGTCCGAGTCCGGGCGAGGCTCCTCGGCGTTCTGCGCCGTCGTACGGGCCTCGCCGGAGGGCGTTCCCGCAGTCCGCTCGGGTGTGGCTACCGGAGTCTCGCCGACCTGGCGACCGTAGGTGTGCTCGTCCACGGGCAGGGTGATGTCATCCACGGAGGCGAGGCGTTCCACGCTGTCCCCGACGGGGATGATGAACGTATTCCCGTCGAGCTTGTGGGCGCCCACCGGGCTGTCGGCGACGGTGATGCGCAGACCCTTATGCCGCTTCTTGTTGACGGTGAACGTCGCCTTGCTGGGCTCACCGACCACGTAGCCGGTCCTGGAGTCGGTCGCTCCCGGGTAGCGGTCGGTGACCCGGCCGGCGAGGTGCACGATGTCACCCGCGCGGAGGTCGGTGACGGGGACCTTCCGCGAGTTGTCCCTGCCGCCCTCGTCCAGAAGCGTGCTGAGGAACTGCTTGGCGGCCCGGGCCTTGCTGGTCTCGTGATGCATGGCCCGCGGGTCCTCGGGCCGCAGCACGTCCAGGTACTCGCGGATCTGGTCGGCCAGCCAGCCGGGGCCGAGGATGTACTTGTGCTTCAAGTCGGCGGGCTGGTGCTTGTAGTGCGTGGAGTCCAACCACCGCAGCTCATCGTGCAGGTGGTCGAGATCGTCCGCAACGTTCCCACTGACCGTCTCGCCACGGCCGAGGGCATCGACCAGGGCGCGAATCTTCCGGTAGCGCTCCATGGCCGCCGGGCTGTCGTTCAGCGACTCCAGGCCGCGCAACCCTTCTTCCTCGGGCGGGAAGCCGAGACCCGGGTTCGTGTGCGAGAAGTCCCAAGCGATGTCGGGGTGGACGATGCTCAGGTCGGGCTCGCCCTGTTCCATGTCCCGCAGCACGAGATAGGCGATGGCCTGATCCCGGGTGGTGAATCTGGGCTCGTGAAGATAGGTGGCGAGGGGCAGCTCGCCTTCCCACAACTGCGGGGGCTCTTCCGTGTAGAAGCCGTGGCGGTTCGGCTCCCGCAGGTTGCCGATCAGCCGGCCGTTGCGCCAGACCTCTCCGTCCTTGTCCGAGCGGATCCTCGGCTCGGGCACGAACCCCTGCGCGGCAAGTTCCTGCATGCGTTCGGGCGATCCGAAGAGAGCACGCTCGCCCTCGTCGTCGATGGCGCGGTCCTCGCCGACCTCGTACTGCTCCATCTCCTCGGGCGTCGGAATGCGCCGACCGTCCACGGTGCCCGCACGGCGCTCTCCCAAGGGGTGTGCGGAGTTGATGCCGTACTGGGACGCTGCGGCAGACGCCGGGGCGTCGCCCGTGGGCACCGCGCGGCCGGCGTCCGGCGTCCCCTCGGGCTGGCCCGGGCGCCCCACGCGGATGATCTCGTCCGTGGGCAGGCCCGTGTCCTCGGCGCGAGCGAAGCGGGTGATCCCCTTGTTCTTGTCGGGGATCAGGAAGGTGCGGCGCTTGGCGAGCCGTCCTGGCGGGATGAAGGGGGTGTCCGAGACGGTGATCCGCCAGCCACTGACGGGGCCACCCTTCCGCCCGATGTCGATGGTCGTCTTGATGGGCTCACCGACGATGTACCCCTGCTCCTTGCGACGCTCGGGCCCGAAAGACACATCCGCGAGTCCGGAAATCTCCACCAGGTCGCCATTGCGCAGGCCCTCGGGTGCGACCGTTTCGGCGTCCTCCTTCTTCACCTTGGCCAACTGGCCGTGCATGTACGCGGCAGCGTCCTCGTCCCGCTGGCGAGCGTGGTTGTGGGCGAGCGGGTGCTCCGGGCTGATGGTGTCCAGGGCGAAGGAGCTGCGTTCCATAACGCGGCCGAGACTGGATCGCAGGCCCGTCACGCCTTCCGTCGTGTCGGGGCGGGGGAAGTTCTCGTACAGCCATTGGGCGCCGGTGAACGCATTCGCGAGGTCGTCCGCCACGTTGTCGCTCGGACTCTGCCCGTTGTGGAGCGAATCCATAAGCTGCTTGAGAGCGGCCAGCCGCTCCTTGCCTTCGGGACTGTAGGCCGCCAGTGCGGCCTGATCCTCCTCTCGGTGGTCATCGACCGACATGAACCTGAACTCGCGTGCTTGCTCCGGGCTGATCCGGCTCACATCGCGGTAGTTGTCGTGAGCCTCGCTCGCCAGAACTAGGTAGGCCAGGGCCGCGTTCCTGCTGCTGAACCTGGGAGTGTCATGCACGCCAGCGCCCGGGAAGGGCAGCTGCGCTTCCCACTCCTTGAGCTTCTGGCCATTGGCGCGGATGTTGCCGATGTACCTGCCCTTGTACCAGGTGTGCGGCACATGGACTTCGTCGATGCGCACCTGCGTGGTCTGCCCGGCGAGTTCAGCCGTCCGCGCCTTCGGGTCCGGACCGAACAGCAGCTTCTCCCCTTCGGGGGTGACAAGCCGCTCTACCTGGCTCCAGTGCTCAGCGAGTTCCGGCAGGCTCAGGAAGCGGCCGCCGTTCTCGTCCGGGCCCGAGTTGGTGTCGGCTCCGCTGGCGTGAGGCGCCCGACCGCCCCCGTTCCGGTCGTTGCCGCCCGAACCGCCCGCGCCGGGAGCGGTGCCACGGTTGCCGTCGCCGGGGCCGCTGAGGTGCGGGACCCCAGGCAGGCCGGGGCCACCGGCACCGCCAGCACCGTTGCCGAGCCGGTTACGGCGACGGCGGCGCCCGTCACGGTCGTCGTTGTTGTCCTCGGAGTCGTCGCGCTCGTCGGTCTGGTCGCGCTCCTCCTGGCCCTGCCCGCCGTCGCTGACATCGTCGTTGGGCGTGCTGTTGTCGCCTTCCGAGGAGCCGTCGGCGCTGTCGCTGGGGCCCGCCTCAGCGTCGCCCTCGCGGTTGCTCAGGCTCGGCAGGTCCCGATCCTGCATGTCGCGGGCGAACCCGCGAGCCGCTTCCTCGGGGGTGTCGTATCGGCCTTCACCCCTCTGGCCGCCCGGCCGCCACCAGTAGTACTCATCCGTGTCCTTGTCCCGGCCGAGAAGGCCTTCGATACGGCCGTCGACATAGATGTTGCGGGGCCCGGACACCCCCTTCTTCGGCTTGTCGACCCAGATCCCGTTTCCGAGGTCGTCGGCCCACTCGGGCACGTCGGCATCGCCGCGGGCGCCGTCGCCCGACTCAGGCGCGTCAGGCTGCATACCGCGCCTGCTGAACGGGTCGTGCTCGCCAGGCGGCGCCATGGTGGCCGACGCCTCCAGCGAACGGGCCTGAGAGCGCAGCCCCTTGGCCAAACCGCGGTACAGCTTTTCGCGGCGGCGCCCGTCCGCGGTGCTCAGGTCCAGCGCGTCGGCCTCACTGTCGACGGCGTCAGCCGCATGCCGCATCTGCCCCGCCGACACAGGCCCGGCGTAGTACTTCGTGCCCACGTGGCGCAGGTCCGCGTCGTCGCTGCTCTCCCAGCGCTTGGCGAGATCCTGGAACTCGCGGAACTGCGCCTCAGTCAGCAGCGTGCCCATGATCGGACCCCGCTGGTCCTCCGGGCGGGTCACGCCCTGGCCGCGGGACGGGTCCACGCTGGAATCCGCCCCGTAGGCGGCCGACCAGGCGGCCCGCTCGATGGAGTGGTAGATGCCGTCCTCGCCGTCACCCTCGGAGACGGCAGCCGCCGGTGTCATCGGGCGGCCGCCGCGTGCGTCCTGTGCCAGCCACGTGGCTTCACCCTTGGGCCCGCGAGCGCGGATCCAGGCCACCATCTCGCCGTCCCGCATGATGGCGCCGTGCCCGGCGTCCACATCGAGGTTGGCGAGCCGGTAGCCGTCCATGGTCTTGATCGGCGCGCCTTCGCTGGTGGCAGCCGCCGCCAGCCACGCGTCTTCTTCCGCGCGTCTGCCGCGGGTCTCCGCCTGACGGACCGCTTCGGCTTCCGACATGTCCTGACCCGGGCGCTTGAGCTCGGAGAGGGCGACGGGGCGCAGTCCGATGTCGGTGGCGACCAGGGCTACGCCGTTGTCGGCGACGTGCTGGATGGTGCCCTGCTCGTCCTGCGGGGTGATCACCTCGTCGCCTTCGGCCCATGCGCCGGTGCCGGCGGCCGGGGCGTTGTCGGCCTCCGGCGCGGTCGGGGTCGGCTCGGTGTCCGCGGGCTGCGGAGTGTCCGCGGCCGCGGGAGCCTGCGGGGCGTTCGCATCGCCCGTCTCCGGGGCGATGGCGTCACCACGGAGGTCCGCCAGGTCGTTGCGGACCTGCTCGGGATCGAGCTTGACCGGGGCGTCGCCGCCAGCCGACGGGTAGCGGCCCTCGGCGATTGCCTGGTTCAGCTCGCCATCGGAGGCGACCGGCAGAAGCGGCTGCTTCTGCCCGTTGAGGCGCTGCACCTGCGCGACGCTGATGTCCTGCTCGCGCCTCTGGCCGTCGTCCTCGTACCGGGCGATCAGCCCAGGGGCGTCGACCCGGGCGACCTCGCCGGTGTGGAAAGTGCCGTCCTCCCCCTGGAAGTTGATCCGGTCGCCGGTCTTGAAGTCGTCCGGCACCCAGTCACGCCGGTACTCGCCGGTGGGCGGCTGCGTCGGGTCCTCGTCGTTGACGGCCTCGAACACCCAGCCCAGAGACCCGGAGTCGAGGACGTCGGTAGCCCGGGTCACGGAGACGTACGCGACGCGCAGCGCCTCATCGTCGGGCATGGTGTCCCACTTGATGTTGCCGTTGTCGTCGCGCTCCGGGCCGCGGAAGTCGTCGGCGACGCGGACCCGTTCGGACTCCAGGCCCTTGGACTTGTGGGCCGTGGTCACCAGAACGTCGTGTTCCTGGGTCTCGGGGACCAGGCGGCCACCCTCGGCCTCCTCCTGCGGGTACAGCTTCGCCAGGTGCGCGTCGATCTTCTTCTGCGCGTCTTCCAGCGACAGCTTGTTGTCGACGCGGTGCTCGCCGCTGCGGCCGGTGCGCGCGTCCTTCCACGGAACGTTCCGCTTGCCAGGCTCGTAGTAGTAGCGGCGGGTCGCCGGGTCGTACAGCAGCTTGCCGACGCCGTTGGTCTTGGCGTCGCCGAGCCACCGCTTCAGCTGGCCGGCCTTCGGGTCGTTCCAGTCGAGCGTGACCCACACGCGGCCGCCGACGTTCTCCGAACGCGCGGACTGCGCGCCGGACTCCATCAGCTGGTCGATCTCGTCCGGGTGCTTCTCCAGCAGCTGGAACAGGCTCTTCAGCTGCGACAGGTCTGGGTCGTCCTTGACCGCATCAAGGATGTCGTCGTAGGCCATGCCGTTGAACCGGGCGAGCTCGGCATGATCGGTGTGCTCCCCATTGGCGAGCGCCCGGGCGGCCTGCACGAACTCCTGCAAGTCCTTCACGCCACCGGACACGGCGACCCGGCGGCCGGCGGCGAGCGCCTCCACCGCGGCGAGTGCGACACCGGCGTTCGTGCGGGCGATGACCATGGTCTCGTCGCCCGGCTTGATGTTGCCGAGCCGCGACTTCTTCCGGTCGAAGCCCTTCAGCCGCATGCGCGTGCCCAGCAGGCGGAGGAATCGGTTGCCGACGTCGGCGACGGCCGGGCCGAACCGGAACGACTGAGTGAGGGTGGCGCGGGCGTCGACCGGCAGCTTGCCGAGGGCGTCAGCGGCGCCGCGGAAGCCGTAGATGGCCTGGTTGGAGTCGCCGACCGCGACGACCTGCACGCCCTGGTCGATGGCGCCGCGGACCACGCCTTCCATGACGGGGTTGACGTCCTGCGCTTCGTCCCAGAACAGCGTGTCGGCGTCGATCTTGTACCCGCCGAGCGCCCACATCTTGACGATGTAGTCGAAATCCATCGTCAGGTCTTCGTCGGCGTCACCGCGGGTGGGGTCCGAGAGGTTCGCCCACATGCGATCTGCGAGCGGCTTGACCGCGTTGAACAGGTCCCGGGCCTCTTGCTTGGTCTTGGCGCCGGTGATGTGCTGCGGGCCCATCTCGGCGTCAGCGGACTTCGCCCACGTGCGGATCATGCGCTCCGCGACCGTGGCCGCGCCGCCCGGGGACAGGTCCCGGTTACCGGCCTTGACCGTGTCGTACCAGCGCATCCGGTCGGCGATCTGCTGCGCGGACAGCTTCTTGAAGCCGTCGCGCTTGTTGCTGGGCAGGCGGTTGTTCAGCCGCTTGTCCGCGACCTTCGCGGCGTAGCTGTTCGCCGTGGAGGCGGTGAGGTTCTGCGCGTACTCGCCGCGGGCCTGCGCCTCACGCGCCTCGTTCGCGACGGACCGGTTGAACGCCAGGTAGACGATCCTCTTGCCCGGCATGCGATGCGACAGCATCTTGAGCGTCGAGGACTTGCCGGTACCGGCAAGCGCCATCACGGCCATGTTCAGGCCGCGACGGGCCGCGCCCTCGATGATGATGCCCTGCTCTTCGGTGGGCGGGTAGGACTCGTTCGCGGACGCCTCGGCGTCGATGCGCGCCCACTCGTCGTCGGAGTAGCCGCCGGGCTTGGCCGCGGGCAGATCCTCCACCCGGTGGGCCAGGCCGCGGGTCTCGGCGTCGTTCAGGCCGTACCCGGCGAGCCGGTCACGGATGACGTCACCGCGCTTCCGCGGGATCGCCTTGCCGTTCTCGTCGTGCTCGACGGTCGGCTTCCAGCGTCGCCGTTCCTCTTCGTCCAGCTCGAACTGCCGCTGCTCCAGCCGGAACCGGTAGGCGAGATCGACGGGATCGGTGGCGCCCTTCAGGGACTCGATCCGCTCGTCGAGGGAGTCGAGCTCCTCGCCGAGCTGGTCGGCGCTCATGTCGGCTGGCGGGGTGGCCGGGACCGGGCGCACGTCGGACGGGGCGGTCCGCTGCGGCCGCGGGGCCTGCGGGGCGGTGCCGCCCGTACTCGCAGCCGGGGCCGCGGCGGGCTCCGGCGTCGGAGGCGTGGGCTGCTGGTCCTGGCGGTTGGCCTGCGGCGTGGGGCTCTGCGGGTTCTGCTGGAACTCGCCGTTGCGGGTGCGGCCAACGACGTCGATGTACTGCACTTCGCGTTCCGCGCCCTGGGGGTTCCGCAGGAGGGCCGCGCCCGGGCCGGTCGAGCGCACGAACTCGCCCTTCTGGAGGGCGTTCATGGCGTTGGGGTTGCGGAAGTGCACAGTGTCGCCGGGCTGGAAGTCCCCATCCCGCCACCCGGCGGCGGTGGACGGCGCCACACTGCCAGCGGCCGGGGCCTCGGGAGCCTCCGAGGCGGACGCCTGGTCACCCATCAGGCTGCGCCGGAACTGCTCCTGCGCCTCCCGCTCGATGCTCCCCTGCTGCGCGTCCTCACGGCGGCGCTTCTCGACCGAGACCGCGTGGCGGGCAAGGTAGTCGTCGGCGGTCCGCATGAAGTTGGACAGCGGGTCTTCCATGCCCGGGCGGTCGACGTCGTCCAGACTGCTCCGCAGGGCCTGCGCGTCGTCCTGGGCCGCGACCAGGGAACCGGCCGCGTCGTCGAAGTCGCCGGCCTCCTGTGCGGCGATGGCCGCGAACACGTTGTCGCGGAGCGAGCGGGCTGTGCCGGGCACGTCGCGGCCCCAGGTGGTTTCCGCGGCCCGGGTGACCTGACCCTGGGCTGCTTCCACGGTGGCCATGCCCGCACTCCACTCACGCGCGTTGGCGAACGGGCGCACGGTGTCGGCTTGGTTTCGGGCCGGACGGGGACGGTCTTCCTGGGGCGGCGTGGTGCGCGGCGCCGGGGGTTGCTGTGGGCTGGCGCCCGGGATGCCATTGGCGGGTGCCGCCGGGCGTTGGACGGGCTCGGGGCTGTCCTGAGACGGGGACGGGGTGGTGTCCGTCTGGCTTTCGCCTTCGGGCGCCTCGTCGGCCGCGTCCAGCTCCGCGAGACGGGCGGCGCGCGCCTTCTCCCGCTCCTCGCCGATGGACTTGGCCCGGCGCTCGCCCTCCGGCGTGAGGACGTAGTACGTGATCGAGCCGCCGCCCACGCGGGGCTTGCTCCGCTCCTCGGCGTACCCGAGCTTGAGCAGTCGGCGGAGCACGTTCGGGTGGGCTTCGATCTGCCGGCCGTCGGGCGAGCGGACCGAGTTCAGTGCGCTCTCCAGCGCTGCTGCCTGTGCCGTGGTGAGGTTCGGCTCGGCCGGGGCCTGCTGCGGGGGCGTGGTGGTGTCGTCGCTCGCGGACGGATTGCTGCTGGCCGACTCGTCACCCTGCCCGGTGGGTGTCGCGGGCTTCTCCTTGGCCTGGCGGTTCTTCGCGCGGCGCTGCTGCTCACGCTCCAGCCCGGCGTGACGCACCACGTCCGCGTCGGTGGCCTCGCCCTTCGAGATCCGCTCGGCGAGTTGGTCGGTCTCCTCCTTCAGGTCGGCGTTGTTCATGCCGAGGGCGTCCGGCTGCGCCGGGGCGGCCTGCGCACTGGACGACGTCCGAGCCAGGAACGCCTCACGCTTCGCGGCGAGCTTCTTCGCCCGTTCCGCGTCCCGGGCCTCTGTGGTGGGCCATATCCACTTCACGCGGCCCTTGTCGTCCTGCGAGATGGCAGGCGGCGCCGGGGTCTTCGGGACCAGGTTCACGTCCCGTGCGGCGACCTGCGCAAGAACGTCTTCCTGATCGCTGGACATGGCGCGCAGTTCGGCGTCAAGGCTGTCGATCTGCTTGTTGCGCTTGGCGGTGTCCTCCTCGGTCACCGTGGGCTGCGCCTTCAGCCGCATGATCTCGTTGAGGAGGTCCAGTTGCCGGGTGGACTCGTCGAACTCGGTGGCGAGTTCGAACGGCTTCCCGATCCGGCCGGCGGCCTGCTCGGCGGCTCGCTTCTTGTCCGCGCGCCGGTGCTCGGCGCGGTTGATCCGCTCGTCGATGTTGGCGATCGAGTTCTCGATGCGGGACAGCGGCAGCGAGCGCGGCTTGCCGTCGTGGTCGATGAGTTCGTGGTCCTCGTAGTCCTGCCAGGCGCCCGGGACCTGGGGCAGGTCGACGCGGACCGTGTCGTACCACTGGTTGCCGATACTGCGGGTGCGGACGAAGCGGGCGGTGACGTCCAGGCCGCCGACCTGGCCGATCCGGGTGGCGGGCGCATTCTCGTCGTACGGGCGGCGCATGCCGTCGGCGAACACTGCCCGCAGGGCCGTGTTCAGCGCGCGGCGGGCGTCGTCGCGGGCGTCTCCGCCCTCGAAGTCGGTGGTGCCGATACGGGCGTTGAAGTCGTCGCCGCGGGTGGTCTTGCGCTTCTCGACGGCCTTCTGGAGTTGCGCGACGTACTGCTTGGTCCACTCCTCGGCCTGCGCGGAGTCGCGGATGGCCTGCTTGAAACCCTCCTGGGAGCGCCGGTAGGCGTTGAAGCGGCCTCGCAGCCGGTTCACGAGTGGCTTGAGCTGCGCCTGCGCGATCAGGTGCGGGTCACCGGCGGTGAGGGCGCTGACCTCGTCGGCGTCGAAGGTGACGGGGCCGATGTCCTCGACGACGCGCTCGGAGAGCGAGCCGCGCATGAGGGCCCGGATGAACTTCGCCTTGCGGGCGATGGCTTCCCAGAACTTCGCGTCGGTGGACCGCTCGGTGGCGTACTGGAAGATGGCGACTTCGGCGTTGGCGTTGCCCTGCCGGATGACGCGGCCGTTGCGCTGGTCGACGTCGGCGGGCCGCCATGGGGCGTCCACGTGGTGCAAGGCAACGGCGCGGAGCTGGACGTTGGTCCCGGTGCCCATCTTGGCCGTGGACCCGAGCAAGACGGAGATCTTGCCGGAGCGGGCGTCGTTGAACAGGCGGGCCTTGGCCGCGTCGTCCTTCGCCTCGTGGATGAAACGTATCTGCTCGGACGGGATGCCCCGGGCGATCAGGAGAGACTTCAGCTCGTCGTACGTGGAGAAGTCGGTGTAAGTCTCCTCGTCCTCGCGGGACAGCTCGCTGCCGTCGTCGGCGAGGCCGGCGTCCATTTCGTCGGCTTCGGAGCCGCTGCCGGCCTTCTTCTTCCGCTTCTTGCTGCGACCCGGGTCCTTCGGCGTGCCCAGGTCGAGGAAGACGATCTGTAGGCCGCCCGGCGTCTCGTGCGGGGTGGCGTCGGTCTTGCTCGTCGGGAAGACGGCGTCCTTCGTCTCCCCGTAGATCCGCACGACGTTGTCCGCGACCGTCGGCAGCTTGTTGCCGCCGCCGAGGCTGGGGTCCAGAAGGCGCGGGTCGAGCGCGGCCATGCGGCCGTCGCCGAGGAGCTTGAGGTGGTTGTCCTCCTTCGGGTCAACGTTGCCGCCCTCAAGGCGCGCTGCGCGGATCCGAAGCCGTGCCTCGTACTCCTCCTGCGCCGGGGACATCGGCATAGTGATCGTGACGGCCTTGCCGCCGACGATGCCCGGCACGGGAAGGTCGAGGTCTTCAGCCGTCTTGACGTCGGCGAACGAACGCCACAGCCGCAGCAGCTCGGGGACGTTCTGGAACGCCGCCAGGCGCGTCTTCTCCTTGTAGGAGCCGTCAGGGCTGCGCTCGACCGCGGAGACCATCTGCGCGAACGTGGACGCGAAGTCGTCGAAGTCCAGCATCCCGAGCTCTTTGAGCAGGTCGGGGCGCAGGTAGCGCATCATCGTGTGGACTTCGGCGATGCTGTTCGCGACGGGGGTGGCCGTCGCGAACGTCACGACGCGGCCGGTGGAGGACCGCTCGCGCAGCCACTCCAGCTTCATCTCCAGGTCGGAGGCCCGGTTGGAACCGTCGATCGCCGCGACCGAGGACGGCGTGTCGAGGTTTTTGTACATGTGGGCTTCGTCGACCACGAGGTAGTCGACGCCCATGTCCTCGAAGTGCAGGCCCGCGGCGTCCTTGAGGCCGCTGAGCTTCTTGTCCAGCTTCTCCTCAAGGCTCTTGAGGCTGGCCTCCATCCGCTTGACCAGGCGGGTGTCGTTGCCCTCGCCGTCAGCGTCCTTCTGCCGGAAGATCTTTTCCCGCAGCCGCTCCACGCGGCGGCTGATGTAGTCCTCCTGGACCTCCGGGCGCATCTGGATCGACTCGAACGCGGTCTGCGTCAGGATGATCGCGTCGTAGTCACCGGCCGCAGCGCGGGCGATGAACTCGCGCCGGCCCTTGCCCGCCAGGTCTTCGCTGCTCGCGGTGAGGATCCGGTTGTTCGCGACGGACTCGGGGAAGATCTCCGCGAACTCGTGCCGGAACTGCTCCAGCATGTGCCCCGGCACGACCATCGCGGCCTTCTTCACCAGGCCCAGGCGCCGCAGCTCCATGACACCCATGGCCATCTCAGCCGTCTTGCCCGCACCGACCTCGTGCGCCAGGAGCACGGACGGCTCATTGACCATCCGGGCGACGGCGGCGTGCTGGTGGGGGTGCGGGTCGAACCACTCGACCAGGCCGGGGATGGTGCGGCGCTGCCCGTCGTAGGAGCGCGGCGCCATCGAGTTGAAGTTGTCGTTGTAGTAGCGCTTGTGCTTCTCGGCGCGGTCGGAGTCGGCCCACAGCCAGTCCGTGAACGCCTCCCTGAGGAGGGAGGCCTTGGCCTGAGCGTCCTCGGTGGCGTCCTTGTCGTAGACGCTCTTGGCGTTCTCGCCGTGGCCGTCCTTCTTGGTGACGACGATCTTGCGGTTGGTGAGGATCGCCTCGGCGATCTCCAGAGCGGTGTAGCCCTTCGCGCTCCACGTGTGCGCGGTGCGCTCCGCGATGCTCTTCTTCGCACCGTCCGGGGCGTCCACCGCCCACAGGGCGCCGCCCTGCCACGACACCTTGATCCGCTGGTCGTTGAAGGTCTCGCGGAGGAACTGTTCGACCGGCTCACGGCCGATCCAGGAGGCGCCCATCGGGGCGGCGATTTCACCGGTGGACAGGTCGGGCGGGACGACCCGCTCAAGGTGCTCGACGTTCAGGTCGTAACGGCTGTCGTCGGCCGCGGCGTGGCGGGCCTCGTCGAGCTTCTGGCGGACGTTCCCGGACAGGTAGTCCGCGGCCGTGACGAGCTTGCCGTCCGGGGCCTGGAACGCCATCGGGTACTCGACGCCGGTGTCCGGGTCGACGGAGCGGGCCGTCAGCAGTCGCGCGATGGCCGTGTCGGCGTCGGTTCGCATGACGCGGGCGAGGCCGTCGGCGGTCAGCCGGCCGTCGGTCTCCAGCACGATCGCGAGAGCGTCCTGCGGGTCGTCCGCGTACTTCGCGATCTCCCGGTACGTGCCGAGTCGCTTGCTGAAGATCGGGGCCTTGGTGGTCTTGCCGGTGGTGTCGTCGTACTCGTCGAGCGGCGTGATGTTCGCCATCGTCGGGTCGTTGGTGAACAGGCCGCCGCGCGCCGCCTTCTTGCGGTACGTCTTCTCAACCTTCTCCCCGGTGTCCGGGTCGACGGCGGTGCGCTTCGACCACGTGAACCGGTTGATGGCGCCGAACTTGGAGTGGTACGCGTCGTACTGCTTGTTGAGCGCCTCGCGCAGCCGCTCGATCAGGGACTCGTCGGCGTCCTTGCGGTTCTCCTCCGAGAGGAGGGACTGGAACGTGTCGCGGATCGCGAGGAGCTGCCGGGCCTCGTTCGCCTGCGTCTTGAAGACGGGGAAGGGGTGCACCATGCCGTCGCGGACCTGCGTGAAGGTCCCGTCCGGTTCGGCCTGCACGTGCCCGTCGACCCGGGAGGAGCCGGGCGGCAGAAGCGTGACCCTGCTGCGGCCCTCCGTGTCGGGCTTGTAGGCGAGGCCTGCCGCCTTCGCCTCCTCGACGGTCCGCTTCAAGACTCGCTGGAGGTTGGCGATGGTCTTGCCGTCGCCGTCCACGCGCAGCTCGTTGTCACGGTTCATGCCGTGGCCGACCGCGAGCCTGCCGAGAACCTGCTGCGGGTTGTCGTGGAAGTAGCTGTTGTAGAAGACAGGCGGCTCGGCCTGCTCCGGCGGCGTGTCCGCCTTGGGCGGGTTCTGCCCCGGCAGGGCGTACGTGGGCAGGGAGTGCACCCACATCGGCGGGTCGTTCTGCGTCCGCTCCGACGGCCGCTTGACCTCACCCTTGCGGTTGCGGCCCGATGTGAACGACTTGCTCTTGTCGCGGCGCCGGAAGATCAGAAGGTCTGTCATCACCGACGTGCCCGCGGTGCGCTGGTGCGCGCCGGACGGCAGACGGATCGCGCCGACGAGCTCGGCCTTTTCCGCCATCTCCATACGGGCGGCTTCGCTGCGCCCGCCGTGGCCGTCCATCGTCAGCGCGGACGTCACGACCGAGACCAGGCCGCCACCACGGGTCAGGTCCAGGGACTTGAGGATGAAGTGGTTGTGGATGGAGTGGCCACCCTTGTTGTGCACCAGGTCGGGCACCTTGTACCGGCCGAACGGCACGTTGCCGACCGCCGCATCGAAGGTGCCGTTGGGGGCGCGGGTGTCACCGAAAGACTCATGCCGGACTTCGGCGTGCGGGTAGAGGGCCTTCGCGATGCCCGCGGTGATCGAGTCGACCTCGACACCGGTCATGTGTGTGCCGTCGGGCGCGTAGCCGATGAAGTTGCCGACGCCGGATCCGGGCTCCAGCACACTGCCGGCGTCGAATCCGAGGTCGGTCAGGGCCGACCACATCTGCTGCACGATCTGCGGGTCGGTGTAGTGCGCGTTCAGGGTGTTCGCGCGGGCGTCGTCCCACTCGGCATCGGACAGCAGGCTCCGCAGCCGCTTCGCGAGCGGCTGGAACTGCGCATCCGGCTGCGGCTTGAAGATCTGGGGGACCGCGCCCCACCCGGAGTACCGGGCAAGTTCCTGCTGCTCGGCCCCGGTCGCGGGACGGTTCTCGTCCTGGAGCCGGCGCAGGATCTCAATGGCGGCGATGTTCGCCTTGGCCCGGTTGACCGGGCTCGACGGAACGAGGGTCTTCCCGTCGGCGGGCGGCTCGTAGGCCGGAGCAGTCGCCTGCTGCTCCGGCGTGCCGAACGCTACGGGAGCGGAGGCAGCTCCACCCGCGGCATGTCCTTCGTCTCCGTCCCCGGATCCTTCGGCATCCCGTACACCATGTCCTGAAGCACCCGCTCCCGGGCCCGCATCCGGACCGACTTCAGCTCGCGAGCCCGCGCCACCGCGTCCGTCCCCTCCCGCAGCGGAGGAGCCCACTCCTCCGTCAGATCCTCGATCTGCTGCACGATCTCGTCCGACCGCTCCCGGGCGAACTCCTCGAACGCCTTGTCCGTCGGGAACCGATCCACTTCCCTGGCCCGGTACGTCTTCCAGAACGTCCGAACGAGATCCACGTACGACACTGTCATTGCTCCTCTTGTGCTGTTCGGACAGGGCCTGTCGAGCGACGCTCACGTTCTCACGCGCCAGGCGCAGGAACTCGGCCGCATGGGCGTGGTCGCCGCCGCGGCCGCGCAGCGCGCGCTGCATGCCGTCGAGCGCGTCCTGGAACCGGCGGATTGCCTCCGACGGCTCGATGTCACCGCGCTTCAGCGCGTCCACGGCGTCTCCGGCAGGCGCCGCTAGGTCGAGCGCAGCGGGCGCACCGCGCAGCTCGGTCAGACTGTTGACGACCGGGCCGAGCTGCTGCTCTGCCAGATCGAGCGCTTCCACGATGTGGTGGCTGGCGGCGGTGACGGCCAGGGTGGGGCGCTGCTCGCCCGGGGCGTCGTCCTGCGGCTCCGTAGGCACGTCGGACGCGGCAGGGGGAGCGGGCGGGCGCTCGCTGTCGTGCTCGCGCACCAGGTCCGCGAGGGCCGCCTCCTCGGTGAGGAACGGCTTCTTGGAGCTGTAGCGGGTGCCGTGACCGAGCCGGTTCCACGTCCAGCGACCCGCAGAGCCCTGGAGCGTGGCGTCGTCCTGGTTGTCGCCATCGACGGCGGCGGGGCGGTGGCCCGAATCGTTGCGCGCGCCGAGCTGGACGCGGGAGAGCTGCTGTGCGTACGCCTGTCCGTCGCGGCGCTGGGCCTCGGCGAGGATCGCTGTCTTCTCAGCCTGGGCGCGGGCCTTCTTCGCCTGGTCGCCGGAGGACAGGGTGTCAGACCAATCCTGGTCGGCCTTCGCGTAGGCGGCGTCGAGGTCCTCGCGCGACACCTGCGACCAATCCCGCTGCTCGGGCGCCGCCTGCGGGGCTGGCTGCGGGGCGTCGGGGTTCGGGGTGTTGGCGCGGTTGCCCGCGTATGGGGTGCCGTCGGGGCGGGTGATGTCCTTGAGCGCGTGGGAGTGGGTGCCCTGCTCGGCGCGCACGAGCACCGACCCGGAGTCCTTGTTCACGGCCATGACCGAGCCGACGCCGTCAGGAGAGTTGACCTCGTCGCCGGTGTTGGGGAAGTCTCCGTCCGGCGTTGCCTGGGGGGCGTTCGGCGCCGCCGCGGCCGGAGCAGCGGCCGGAGTAGCCGCAGGGGTCGGGGCGGGCTTGTTCTGCTCCTCCTGCCGCTTCTCGTACTCCTTCGCGAAGTACGAGTCCGCGTGCCCGTGCTCGATGTCGAACCGGCCGCGGACATCGTCCATCCGGTTCCCGAATTCCTTGCGCCACCCGCCGATACGGTTCGGGTTGCGGCGGAACAGCTCGGGGTCCCACCAGTCCACCGGCTGGCCGGGCCGCGACGGCTCTTCCACCTCGCGACCGATCATCAGCGCGAACCGGCTGGCGTCCTGCCGCGACTTGAAGCCCTGTCCTGCGCTGCCGGTGAAGCCGATGCCGCGGCCGTCGTAGGCGCGGACGACATTGAAGTTCTCCGGGCCGCGCTCGATGACAGCGAACGCGAAATGGTCCGCCAGAGTGATCTTCAGGTCGCGGTTGTTCGCGAACTGGCTCAGCCGCTCCTTGGTGTGCGCGTCGAACGAGGGGTCGCCGCCGTTCTTCCAGTACTCGCGCAGCTCACCGGTGGTGCTCGGCTTCCTCGTGCGTCCGTCAGGGGCGGTGTTGGTTCCAGGACCGACGTGGCCGACGCCGATGTTCTGCGCGGGCGCGCCGGTGGTGTTGGCGATGTTCTGCGCCGCCTGCACGAGGGGGTTGGGCCGCTCGGCCGGCGCCGGGGCCGGGGGCGCGGCGGGGGCGGGCGTCGCAGGCGCGGGGGTGCGCTTCGCGGCAGCGCCCTCACGCTTCTTCGCGGCCTTGTCCGCGAAGGCCTTCTTCGCCTCCTCGCTGGCCTGGCGCACCATGGCCTGGCCCTCGGTGGACTCCAGGCGCTTGTGGAAGTCCGGGGCGTCCCAGTCGAAGGGCTTGCCGTCGCTCTGCGCGGCTTCCAGGCGGTTGGCGAAGTCGAGGGCCTCGCCCTTGCGGTCCGACATGGCCAGGCGGACGCCGCTGTTGGAGACGATGACGGCGTACCCGGACTTGCGCTTGCCGTCCTTCTCCACGGTCATCTTCGCCACGACGAACGTGCCGCCGCGGGAGAGCTGCGGCTTCTCCAGCTTGTCGAACAGGGCGGCGGTCTCCTTGCGGTGCCGCTCCTGCTTGGCCTTGTCGGAGGTGACCGGGACCAGGGTGCCGCTCTGCCAATGCTGATGAACGTCAGCGAGGGTGTTGAAGCGGCGCTGGCCCTTCCCGGCGGCCGACTTGCTGCGCGAGCCCGTGGTGCCCGGCTGCTGGCCGGGGGTCTTGTAGACGGTCTCGCGAGTGCCGTCGGGGCGCCACGCGCGCGGGACAAGCGGCTGATCGTTGGCGAGCTTCCTCTTCGGCGCCGGGATCGGCTTCTTGCCGTGGCTATCGAACCGCTCGTAGGCGAAGTTCAGCGCGTCGGCGAGGTTCTGCGCGTAGCGCGCGACATCGTCCTGGCCGTCGTTGTGGGCGAGCTCCGCGAGGTGCTCGGCGTCGTCCGCGGACCACGACAGCTTGTCGACCTCGGTCGGGTCGAAATGATCATTCTTGTCGTCGCCGACTTCGAACGGTGCCTCGTCGCCGCTGAGCCAGCCGAACAGCTCCTCGTACAGGTCGCGCGCTTCGGCGTTGTTCCAGTCCTCAGGCCAGACGCCTTCGAGGTCGCCGAAGTAGTCGACGCTGAGGTCACGCAGCGCACGGCGGGCATGGCTGGTGTCCCAGAACTGGCTGTTGTGGTCGTTCACCTTGGGGCCGGCGGCGCGCAGCGCGTCACCGTTGCCCATCACGTGCTGGTTGTGGATGGCCGCGCCACGGTGGTCGGCGCCGCCTCCGGTTATGGACAGCAGGTCGGGGAAAGAGCGCTGCGGCGCGTTGCCGCGCTGCGTGGCATTGCCTACGCGGTCGCCGTTCTCGTCCTTCGGGTTGGCCATGACGCGGCCCTGCGGGACCAGCAGGGGGTCATCGTCCTGGTTCGGGTCGTCGGGGCCCGCGCCGTGGTCCTGGCCCTCGATGTCCTGCCCGATCGGCTTGCCCTCGTCGTCATGCGTGTGAGGCTCGTCGGGGGTAAAGCCGTTGTCGCCCGGGTCGTTCTCGCCGTGGTCCTCGCCGTTGTCGTCCTTCGCCGGGTCGTGCGCGGCGAATCCGTTGCCGCGGTTCTCGTCGCCGAAGCGCCGCTCGTCCTCGTCGCGGACCTTCTGTTTGCTCTTGGTCGGAGCGGAGCCGTCCGGGCGGGCGACCATGGTCAGCCGGGCCGCGTTGATGCGTGAGCGCTCGTGCGTGGCCAGGTTCTCCACCAGCACATCGCGGCCGCCGAGAGCGCGCAGCACGCGGGCCATGCCGCCGCCCCACATGCGGGCGATACCGCCCGTCTCCACAAAGCGGCCCTTGGAATCGCGGGGGTGCAGATCCGGGTTCCAAGTGCGACGCAGCCTCTTGGTTTCGAGGCTGGCGAGGATGCGGTCTGCGGCGCTCATGATCGGCATGCGGCGGACCATGCACACCGGGGATGGTTAACGTCGCGGGCTCGAATTTCGGCCGCGGGCGGCGGAGGCTGCTACATGGTCTCGGTGAGGATGTGCAGCAGGAACCAGATGGAGAATCCGCTCCAGCCGACCGTGAATGCGGCTCTGCCGAGTTTCGAGGTGCGGGTACGGAACAGTCTTCGTACGTTCTCGCTCAAGGTGTCGTCGTCTTTCCGATTGATCAGCGCCCACGTTTCGTACAGGGCGAATGCGGCAGTCCACGCGGACCAGATCATCCAGCTCACGGCGTTGTCTCCTTGGTCTCCTCGGGGGGTGCAGGCAGGGGGCGGGCGCCGTGCCCGTCGTAGGGGGCAGCAATGCCCGCGTCGATCAGGTCCGTGTTCAGGCACGCGCCGTCGGCGGCCGAGACCGTGGCGAGCCATCGGCCGTACTTCTCCCGGGCGTGGGTCTCCACCACCAGCTCGGGGCCGTGCTCGGTGAGCCATTCGGCCACCCACGCCTTCGCGGCCTTGCCCTCCGGGGCGTTCTTCTCGGGGGCGTTCAGGCCGTTGAGGCGGAGCCGCTGCCGGGTGCGGATCGTGAAGCCGAGGTCGAGGTCAACGTCGAGGGTGTCGCCATCGACCACGCGAAGGACTGTGGCGGGGTAGGTGTTCACGGCAGGTCACGCCCTTCGGTGCGGTACCGCAGGCGGCAACGGCAGTTGATGGTCAGGTGGAGCGGGGCGAGCTGATCGCCGGGGAACCGCATCGGGTAGCCGTCCACGTCGAACGGCCTGGTGACCGGCAGGGTGGTGCCGTCCACGGCCTCATGTGCGGGCCGTACGCGGTCGTCTCCGCGGGTGACCCAGGTGCGGACGATGCCGGGGCCGATCGCCGCGGCGGTGGCCTCCGCGGTGCCGTTGACGGTGGCGACGGCCGCGGTCTCGGCGGCGCTCGCTATGGCCTTGGCTGCCATGTCGCCGAACGCGGTCCGCGCGAGCGCCACCAGGTCGTCAATGTCGTCGGCCGCCAATTGCCCCTGCACCAGGAGCGTGGTGACGCTGTCGAGGAAGCCGCGGGCGATGCTCTCGGCGGCTGCCACGGCGTCGAGGACAGCGGCGGTGATGCGCGGCGAGGCCTCCGGCGGCGGCTTGGGGGCGCCGAACGCGTCGGCGGTGCGCTGGGAGACGGTGGCGGCGATGCGGGCCAGGACCCGGGCGAGCGCGCCGGTGATCTCCTCCATCCACCGGTCCGTGCCGACGATGCGCGCCACGTCGAGCGTGGTGTCTCCGCCGCGGATGTCCGATGGGTCCTGCGCACGCCAGAACTTGGTGCCCTTGCGTGTCTTGGGGGAACGCAGCCGGGCGGCGATCACGCCGTCCTGCCGGGCGAACAGGGCCTCAAGGGCGAGGGCTATCGCCTCTTGCGCGCGGTCGAAATCGTCGTCGGTGACCTCGAACGAGGGGCCGTCATCATCCGTGCCGGACAGTGCCTTGGTTTGCAGGCCTCGGGCGTCCTCCACGGCGGCTGCGGCCTCGCCCGGGGCGGGCGGCAGCTCGTTGGCGGTGCGGGCATCGGCGACCGCGGCCGCGGCTTCCCCGGCGCCGGCGGGCTGCTCGATGCCGGTGCGGGCCTGCGAAACCGCGGCGGCCGCCGGGCCGTTCGTGTCCGGCAGTGCGCCGGGGCCGGCGGGCTGTCCGCCTTCGGCGCGGGCCTGCGCGACGACGTCGGCCGCCGATCCGTCCGCCTGCTGCTGTGTGGGGTCGAGCGGCGCGTTCGGTCCGCCCATGCCCGGGATGGCGCCTGCGCCGCCTTGTGTGGGGTCGCCGTTGCCTTGGATGCCGAGCGCCGCGGCGTCCTCCGGGCGCAGCGGCACGGGCGCCTTCTGCGGGCTGATCCACAGGGCGCGGGAGTGCGGGTTGTTGTAGGCGGGCATGCCCGCGCGGCGCCGGTACTCGTCAATGGAGATCAACCCGGCGTCGAACTCGGATCGGGCTTCCTCGCGGCGCTTGCGGCGCGGCAGCTCCAGCGCCTGAACCGTCGAGGTGTTGTAGCGGATCTTCAGATCCAGGTCGCCGACGTCCCCGGCGAACGCGTCGCTGATCAGCGCAAGGTGGCCGAGCTCCGTGTGAATCCAGAACCCGTACTCTTCCTGCTCGGCGTTGTCGAAGGTGCGGCCGGAGGCGTTACCGGTGACGGACTCGGGGACACCGAACGCGCCGAGGATCTCGATCTTCGCGTTCTGCGAGGCATGCTCGTAGGCCATCTCGCGCGGCTTGGTCGCAAGGTCCACGTAGTTCATGCCGCCAGGGCCTGCGCCGACGACGGAGACGTGCCCGGCGTACTGGGAGCCGGGCAGGAACCGGGCCTCCAGTCGGTCCATGTCCGAATCGGTGAGCGAGCCCGTGTCCACGGCCACGATGCCGCCGGGCCGTGCGTCGTTGCGGATGAACGCCACGTTGTACAGGCGGGACAGGTGGTCGAGTTCGATGCTGATCCCGGCGGCTTCCAGCGGCGTGACACCGGAGAACGGATCGGTCGGGTGAGGCTTCCTGATCCAGCGCACCCGCTCCGGATCGAGCTCACGGACGTGCCCGTACAGGGTCGTGAACTCGAAGTGCTTGATGTACTCGCCCTTTTCGTCGGGCACGGGGATGACCCGGTCCGGCGGCAGCAGGTCGAGACGTGTGATGGTGCCGCGGTTGCTGCGGGTCACCTCAACGAACGCGCCCCGCTTGGATAGCAGGATCTGCGCGGACAGCCGCTTACGGAGCTGCGCCCCCGACTCCATCGGGTTCGCGTGCGGCCCGTTCAGGACCCGCAGAAGCGGATGGTCCTCAATGACTTCCTCGAACTCGCCGTCTTCGGTCAGGCCGCGCCCGATCTCCAGCGGAAGACGGGCGGCGTGCTCGCCCATCGTGTCGATGGCCTTGTAGACCCAGATGACGCGTTCGTATCCCTCGGTGACCACCCGGCCGAGGTCCCAGCCGTCGGCGCGGCCCTCGGTGCCCCACACGTTGGTCGTACCGGCGTAGGTGGTGGAGGTGTAGCCACCCGTCCACGTGATCGTTTTCGACTCGTCCGGCTGCGGTCCTGGGGTGACCAGTGAGCGCAGCGCGGGAAGCCAGCGGCGTCGGGCCATGTCACTCCTCCCCGCCGCACACCCACACCGCGACGGCAAGCAGGGCGGCGAACAGCAGGGACCACGGGTTCACGGAGTACGCCACCGCGGTGATCAGCATCAGGCCGGCGGAGAGAGCGCCGTAGCCGCCTACCAGCCGGATCAGGCGTGGCACGGGCGGTGTGGTCTGAAGGACTGCGCCGCCTGCCGTGGCGGTGAGGAGCCCGATCAGGAGCAGGGCCACGGCCGGTGATCCCATGGACAGGGCTCCCAGCAGGCCGACCGTTCCGGCGCCGACCAGGAAGAGGCCGATCAGGTCGCGGGCGAGGCGTCGCCGCGGTGCCCGATGGCTGGGGAGCGGTGGGGGCTGCGTTGGAGGATTCACGCGGCGGACCGTAGGAAGGCCGCCGCGCTTGCGTCGCGGGCTAGTCGCCCACGTCGATCACCGCGTACGCGATGCCGAGCCAGGCCAGGACGGCGACGATGACGGCGACGGCTGCGGCGGCGCGGCCGTCCCCGCCTGTGTCGCGGTAGGTGAGGCCGCCGGAGATCGCGCCGCAGGCGAGACCAGCAAGGAAGACGCGCATGTGGGGGGGTTCCTATCGGGCAGGGCGGGAGACGCCGGAGACGTAGGCGCTGATGCCGCGCCGCTGGATCTTGCCGCCCGGGATCAGCTTGGCGTTCTTCGGGCGCTCGGGAACCTTCCGCTTGGCGCGCACCGCCTGATCGCCGCCGATGAGGTGCCGGTTGTCCATGAGGGCCTCGCAGTCCCCGCCGACGACGTCCTCATAGGGGCGACGGCAGGCCCGGCAGTACACCTCCAGCGCATCGACGCGGGTGGCGGTGGGGGTCGTAAACGAGCCGCGGAAGTCGGCTTGCTTCGCCACCCGGGCCTCAACCTTGATCTCCGCGGCGACGATCCACACGTGCGCGCGGGTGTCGGTCTGGACCGGCGGGGCGGCGGCCGGCGGGGGCGCGTCCAGTGGCTCATCGAAGATGTTGGCGAAGAGCCCGAGCTCTAGTTGGTCGCGTACTACCGCGGTCGTCACGTGTGCGTCCTCCGGTACCTCAGTGGCCCCCCTGCGTCAACGTCTCAACGTCATATGGACGGAGTGAGCGCGCTGGGCGTTACACCTCGTCACTGCGGGGCGGGGATGAACGCAGAAACCCCCGCCCGGGGGGCAGGGGGTTTGAGGAGGAGGGAGGCAGGCGGCGGGTCAGAGCTTGGCCACGCTGACGAACCCCAGTGAGCGAAGGCCTTCGGCCTGGCACAGCCGGTCCGAGGCGCCCCCGATCTCGGTCTGCAAGAGCTGGTAGTCAGCGCCGTGCGTGGCTCCCCATGCCATAGCGGCGCGCCACAGGGCGCGGCCGTGGCCGTGGCCGCGGTGCTCGGGCAGAACGCCGAAGTACTGCGGCAGGAGCCGGGTTGCCCCGGCCGAGTCGGGCATGGTCTCCATGGGGCCGATCGCCCCTACGACGCGAGCTCCGTCGGTGGCAGCCAGGACAGGGCCGACGGAGCCGGTCTGCATCTGGCTGTGGAGGAATGCGAACCCGTCGCTGGTCAGCCGGTCGGCGAACGCGGCGAACGTCTCCCGTGTCGGCTGTGGCAGGACGTCCACCGCGCGGATGGGGCCGGGCTGGTCCTCGATCCTGGGGTGGGTGAATGGCTTCAACTGGACTCGGGTGACCGTGGTCCCGGCCGGTGGCGTCTCGTCGGGGCCGTGGAAGGTGACCACCCGGGCGGTGGAGACGCGATGGCCGGCGGTGAGCTTGGCGGCCAGGCTTGCGGCTTCTTCAGCGGCGGGCCCGTAGGTGTAGACCGTGAGGGTGCCGCTGCCGCGGGTGCGCAGCGTGGGGATCAGAGTCCGGGCGGTGGTGTGCTCGATGTGCTCGGGCAACACCGTTTCATCCTTCGTCTCGGTCCAGCGCTGATCCTTGTCGTAGGGCAGGAACGTGCCGGTTCCGGCGACGCGCTGCACGTCATCGAACAGGGCCGGGGCCAGGGCGTCGGGGTGGACGGGGCCGATCGTCGGCACGTACGGCACCTGGATCACGGGGTGCAACCAGTCCCACAGCAAACGCATGGGGCCAACGCTACTCGTCTGCCACGCACGGCTCGGGCCCCGGCGCGGAATACGTCGGGGCCCGAGTGATTGTTACCGGTTGCGACCGGTTAGTGCGGGTTGTCGTCGCCCGCGTTGCAGCTGCACTTCGCGCTGTCCATGAGCGCGTCCATGTTGGTGATGCCGGTGATCTGGGTGACCGGCTGGACGGGGACGGGGGCCGGTCGTGTGAAGTACGGCAGGCCTTCGCCCTGGGTGGGCCCGTCGTCCGGGAGCGGGCGCCTGGGGGAGATCTCGACTGCTACAGCGGTCATGTTCACCCTGCTTTCTTCTGTCCGTGCTGGCAGTAGCTCGCCAGCGGGGCTTTCGCCTCCTGGTAGTGCTTGGCCAGGGGCCTGCATACGGTGCAGGAACCGGAGAGCGTGCAGCCTGAGCAGCCTCCGGTGCGAAGCATCAGGCGGTCCGCGATCGCGCCCAGTCGGGCGAGGCCCTCGATTCCCTCTTGGGGGAGGCTGATCTGGTCGTCGCGGCCGATTTTGCAGATGGACACCAGGCCGTGCGGGTCCATGTGGAAGAAGGTGTGTCCGGCGTTGCAGCCCGTGAACTGCTTCCGCATCCGCAGGTGTTCCTTGGACTGCGCGGTGAGGACTTCCCCGCCCCCGTAGATGGTGGGGGTCATGTTCGTGTAGACCTCGCGCTCCACACCCCACCGGTCGCAGAGGTCGATCATCGCCTGTTCTTCGTGGGCGTTGTCCTCGGTGACGATGACGCTCATGCGCAGCGGCAGCCGGGCCCGCCGGGCGGCGTTCATGCCCTGGACGAACAGGTCCCAGGCGCCTGCGCGCTGCGTCAGCTCGTCATAACTGGCCTTCGTCGCGCCGTACATGGAGACCGTGACGCGGTACGGCGGGCACTCCTCGAAGAGGCGCAGCAGGTTCTCGCGCCACAGCAGTGAGCCGTTGGTGGAGACCGTGAGCATCATGCCGAGCTCGAACGCGTGCCGGTACGAGCGCATGAAGTCCTTGTCGACGACTGGCTCACCGCCCGTGATCTGAAGCCACAGCACCCCGGCCCCGGCCATGGTTTCCAGGCAGCGCAGCTTGTCCGCCAGCGGCATGCCGCTGTTCACCTTGAGCCCGAGATAGCAGTGTTTGCAGGCGTAGTTACAGCCGAGGTTGACCTCCCAGCTCGCTTTCGAGTAGCCCCAGGGGGACGGCTGCCGGACGAGCAGGAAGTCACCCGCCGGCCGCCCGGCCGTGTCCATGCCCCACTGGTCGCGGACGGCGTGGGCCAGCCACGCGGGTGCGGGCTGGGCAGGGTCGTGGGCCCGCAGCTCCTCATAGTTCGCTTCGGGCAGGAGAAGGCCGTCTTTGTGGCCGGGCCGCAGGAGCAAGTGCTGTTCTAGGAACGGGCTCGCGATCAGGGTGTACACGAGGCCTCCAGGGGGCTTGAGCTGTCACGGAGTTCGGGCATGTCGACCAGCGTCACGTCCACCAGGGACGCGGCGAGCTGGGAGCCGACCATCCACCGGGCGCGCGCGGAGCTGAAGAGAGCCACGTCCCGCGCGCCGGGAATCGGGGGAGGGCCGGGCAGGTACATCTGGCCATAGACGCCGTCGAGAATGACCCGGCCTGCGCGTACCGCCACGACGTTGTCGCGCAGGTGCGGGCACAGGCGAGCCGCTACGGCCGCGCACGGGGCGCATACCGGCGGGTGCGTCGTCACCTCGTCCTCGGGCCAGCCTCGCTCACCGTCGGCCCGGTGGTCTTCCAGCAGCCACAGCCAGCCGAGTTCGTTGCGGTCCGCGGGGCCGCCGCACACCTGGCACAGGAGCCGCCGCATCGCGCGTCGCTGCCGGGGCCCATGGACCTTGCCGTACTCGGGGCGGCCCGCCCCCTGCTTCAGCGCCCACGGCTGCCAGGACACCCCCGTCGTGTCGCGTGGCTGCCCCGCCAGGATGATGCCGTCTCCGGCCTGGAGGACGCGGGGCATCGGCTTGTGCTCGCCGCTCCAGGCGGTGATGTACGGCACGGAGGTTCGCGCGTGGGTCTTCATCTCTCATCTCACTCGTGGCAGGGCGTGACGGGTAGTGGGACCGGCCCCGGGCAGCAGACACCGCACGCAGAGATCAGGAGATCGTGCTCAGCACTGATCCGAGGAGTGTTTCGTGAGGCGCGGGGCCGGGCTGGTAGTGGTCGAGCAGGTTCCGCAGGGCCTTCGGCGGAACGAGCCGGTCACCGCGGCAGGGGCGCAGCCAGTAGGGGCCCGGCGGCTCTGCCGCCGTCATCACGGGTAGGGCGACGTGGTGCGGGCGGCCGAGGCACGATGCGTACCGGTGCGGCTCCCACTGCTCGCTGGTGCCGGGCGGTACGAACCAGATGAGCCACGACCGTTGAGGGTCTTCGATCACTGGTCCGCACGCGTCGGGCTGTTCGTTGCCGTTGCCCTGGATGCCGTCCATGGCCTTTATGGCGGCGTACGCCTGCGGGCCGCTCGCCGTGACGACGACGTCGAAGAAGCGGCCGCCTAACGGCAGTTGCAGCACCCGCTGGTGCTGTAGCGCCATCAGGCTGCGTACGCGGGCGGCCAGGTCGCCCATGTCCGGGGCTACGGATCGGGGGACCATGGGCGCGGTGCTCGTCGGGAAGCGGACAGGGGCCGCGTCCGGCAGTTCCCGGATCGGGTCGAGCTCCCTGCGGGGCAGCTGCTGGGCGAGACTCACTCCGCCTTCTCCCCCCAGCTCGGGGGAACGAGCGCTTTGACGGTCTTGCCCACGACCATTCCGTCGCCGTCTCGCTTCTCGTCCCATGACAGTTCGGCCCGGTAGTGCTTCACCCACCACAGCCCGCGGCCGTTGGGGTGGTCGGCGGAGGTCACCGCAGCGAAGTTGGGGAAGTCGGGGTTGTCGTCGTCCACCTCGATGAGGAGTTCTTCCGTGTTCGGGAGCACCGTCAGCCGCAGGCCCACGCAGCCGTCGCTGAACGGGTTGCCGTGATTGGCGGCGTTGTCCACGAGCTTGTCGGTGATCCGCGCCGCCACGTCGACGTTCCCGGGCCAGCGGGCGACAGTGAGTCGAGGGCGCACCCGCAACCGGGCGTTGGGGCCGGCCGCCGCGTTCGCCAGCAGCTTGGTTTCCCACCTGTACCGAGGCATCTCCTGCTCCTCCAGCGGCAGGAGGAGCACCGTGGAACTCACCGGGTGTGTCTCGGCTGCGAGTTCGGCGGCCTCGCCGGGCGGAGCATCGGTCCTGGGCGCTTCCGCGTCGCGTAAGGGGGAAGCTGTGTGCTGCGTTGGCGGGTTCACGGGGGACTCCCAGATTCACGATTGTGCACGGTCGGACACTCTCAGCGAGCGCTGTCACGAGCGTTGCAATCGTGTGTGGACGGATCTACCCCCATACCGCCCCCGGCCTTTGGAGAGAAGTTGACGGTTCTCCTCGGACTTTCCTCGGACTTACCTCGGACCCGGTAAGTAACGTCTGTAGAGGGCACCTTGATTGGGACAGCGTTCTACCGTCGGATCAGTGACGTGCCGTCTGATGACCGGGGAGGAAGCCTTGTTGTTCTTCCAAAGCACCCTCAAGTTACGCGGCATACGCACCCCCGACGACTTCCTCCCGGAGTACCGGAAGGCAGCCGAACGGCTCGAACTGAGGGACGTGGATCCGGCCCCGAAGACCATCGAAGGATGGATCTACGAGGGGCGGAAGCCGCAACGGGCGTTCCGCCCGGTCATCGCCGAGATGCTGGGCTACAGCATTGAGCAGCTGTGGTCTGAAGTCCCGGAGGGCACCACGCTGCACTTCGTTTCGCTGGCAGGCGCGTCACCGACTGCACTCCATGCCGAGCTCGGCATGGACCTGATCGAGATGAAAAGGACGGGCGCGATGGCAGTGCGACGCGCGAAAGACTTCCTCCTCGGGGCAGACCGCGAGCGGGTGGGCGACGACACGCTCGGCGTGCTCGACGACGAGGTGCGGCGCCTGGTCGCCGAGTACCCCCGTGTCCCCCTGTCGACGGTGTGGCCCGACCTGCTGGAGACCCAGGAACAGGTCTTCCGACTCCTGGAGGGCGGCAGAGTCCGGCCGTCGCAGCTCCGCGACCTGAACGTCGCAGGCGCCATCCTGAGCTTCCTGGTCGCCAAGGGGTTCAACGACATGCAGGACCCCCACGAGGCCATGACGATGACCCGGGTCGCCGCGGCCTGCGCCAGGGACGCCGAACACCCCGGGCTCATCGCCCTCACCGAGGGCCTCAAGTCGCTCATCGCGTACTGGGCGCAGCGACCCGAGGATGCGTACCACTACGCCAGTCAGGGCGCTGAGACTGCCGCCACCCTCCAGGGAACCGTGGGTCTGTGGCTGCTCGGCCTCCAGGCGCGCGCCGCCGCGGTGCTGGGCGACGAGGAGACCGTGCATGCCGCGAACCGGCAGGCAGCGGACCGGCGAGAGACCGTCGTGCCGGACGACCTGGATGGGCTCGGCGGCCTGTTCACCTACGCCCGGGCGAAGCAGCTCTACTACTCGGTGGAAGCCCAAGCGCTCCTCGGTAACGGGGGCGTGCAGCTCGCCGCCCAGGCCGAGGAAGCCGTGCAGGGCTTCAGCGACCCCACCGCCCCGGACTGGGCGTTCGGCGACCTCGCAGGCTCTCAGTGCGATCTCGCGCTCGTCCGGCTCTACAGCGGAGACGTGGACGGAGCGGCGGCCGCCATCCGTCCGGTGCTGAACCTGCCTGCCTCCCACCGCAACAACGGGATCATCGTCTCCGCCATGCGCGTCAGGAACTCCCTGACCGCCGGCCCCGTGCGGACGGCCGTCGCCGCGCGCGATCTCCGGGCGGAGATCGAGGCGTTCCCGGCCAGCCGGCCCGCGCTGCCCCGCGGGTAGAGTCCGGGCATGTACCCGGTCACTCGTTCCAGCGCACGCCTCGACCTGCGAGAACTCGCCATCGAGGACGTGGACGCGGTGCTAGCCATCTACGGCAGCCCAGAGGCGACGGAGCATCTGTCGTTCGAGCCGCGTACTCGTGAGCAGGTTGGGCAGATCGTGGCCCGGTCCATCGCCGCCGCCACGGCGACGCCCCGCACGGAGTACGCGCTCGCCGTCATCGAGCGAGAGACGGACGAGCTGATCGGGTTCGGCCGCCTGGCCATCGACCCCCACCAGCAGCGCGGAGCCACCATGGGTTTCGCGCTGCGCCCGGATGCGTGGGGCGTGGGCTACGGCGTGGAGACGGTGCGGCTGCTGCTCGCCGTCGGCTTTGACGACTTGGGCCTTCACCGCGTGTGGGGCGCGCGGTCCCCGCTCAACGAGGCCTCCGCGAAGACCATGACGGCCGCCAGCATGGTCGAAGAGGGGCTGATCCGCGAGCACGTGCTGAAGGCCGGGGCGTGGCGTGACTCCGTCGTGCATGCGATCCTTGATCGCGAGTGGCGGCCCGCCTTTTGAACGCCGATGGAGGCGGGCCGCACGATCATCCGGCCGTGTCGTGTCCGCCGAGTGGCACCTTGGACAGCGGGTCTTCCTGAAGATGAGTGTGGGGCCGGTCGTACACCGTGTCCGCGGTGTGGGAGTCCGTCGCCCAGCGGCCGCGCCGGTTGCGTTCCCGTAGCGGCACCCCGGCGGCGATCATGTCCGTGTTGGCGCCTGCGCGCAGCGAGTGCGCCCGCACCTTCTTCCCGCCGATGTAGGGGATGCCTGCGAGCTCGGCGTACCGCTGTACCCGCTCGTTGAGGGCGCCGCCCTTGAGGTGGTCACCGCGGCGGGTGGCATTCGCCCGGCCCTTGAGGTTCCCGGCTACCGTCAGCGCCCGGAACAGCGGCTGATCGGGGCCGTCCGCGCCGAGCTTCTTCAGCACGGCGAGCCACGCCTGAGCGCGGGCGACGATGCGGAGGTCTTCCCGGTCCTGGATGAACTCCGTTGCACCCTTGGACTGCCGGTCGGTCTTGGACGTCGCCGTGGTGACGACGAGACCCATCGGCGTCACCTTCACGTGCTTGACGAGGAGGTCCGCCAGCTCCACCCGGCGGTGCAAGTTGGCGTAGGCGAGGGCCAGCAGGAAGGCGTCCCGGATGCCGATGTGCGTCGACTCGTCGCAGTGCTCCATGCAGCGCAGCAGTTCCGCGAGGGTGAGCGCCGCGGCCCGATCGACCTCACCGCCGGCCCCGGCCCAATCCTTGCGCCACAGGCGGATCTTCCCGCGTACGCGCGAGGGATCGGGGCGCATGCCCTCCGGCTGCCAGTTCCAGAGGCGGCTCATGTACTGGCCGACCGTGTCCGGCTTGAAGTCCCCTGCCCGGCCGCGGCGGATCAGGTGCAGGCCGTACGCGGTGTACGTCGCCGTGGTGCACGGCCACGCGATCCGCGGCGGGTGTTGCTGGGCGCACCACTCCTCGAAGGCGGCCACGGTGGAGTCCCGGTTGATGAGCGTGTTCTCGGCGAGGTCGGGCTCATCGAGCTCCGCCTTGTCCTCGGCGGAGATCCGGAAGTCGGCTTCGGTCCACGGCGGCCGCGCATCGGCGCGCGGCGGCATCTCGCCGGGCCCCAGCATGGTGTGCTGGTTGACGAGGTAGCGCACCGGCTCCGCGTCGGCCGCGGTGACCAACTCGGCTTCGTAGACCTCCAGATCGGCGCTGCCCGCGGTCACCGCCCATCCTCCCCGTCCTGGGCGCCCGCAATGAACTGCTCGGCCCAGGGCTCGAACTCCGCCGCGAGGTCGGCGCGCGGGTTGGGCGCGGGCGGCATCATCTTCAGCATCGGCCACGTTTCGACGGGGTGCTCGACGCGGCCGAGGTGCGCGAGGCGGTCCGCCGGCGGGACGGGCGTCTCTTCGCGCGGCGTGGCCCGGGGCTTCCAGGTGGGTTCGGTGTGAGCGAAGTGCTCCGCGCGTTCGCGGAGGGCTTCCTTGAAGGCCGGGTCTGCCGAGGTGCCCATCGGGCCGAGTGCGGGATGCTCCTCGGGCTGCTGCGGGCTGCTCTGGTCGGTCACTGCGTCCCCTCCCCTAGGTACCGGCTATTCCAGGCAGAATAGCCGGTAAGGCCACACTAACCAGGGGTGTTTGACGGCGTGTCGGGAATTGAGCCGAGTTTCATCGTGATTCACCTGACACTCACATGGGCGCGTCCTAGACTGAGCTGAGTCTTAGCTGATTCTCGGCTCATGTCTGTGGGAGGCCATATGCGATTGATCCTGGAAGCCGACGACGAAAGCCCGCTCGCCGCGGCGCTCATCGACGCGGCCCGCCTCCCCGGCACCGCCGTCACTGTCGGCGATCCGGTCTGGACGCCGGAGCGCGCCGACCGGTTCGTCAACGAGGTCTCCACGCCGGGCCGCCGGCTGCTGCGCGCGGCCGCCGAGGGGAACGGCCGGGTCGACGGCGAGCGATTCCGCGAGCGGTTCGGGGAGCGGGCGCTGCACGGCCCGTCGGCCGCCATCACCAAGGCCGTCAACCGCGGTATCCGCGAAGGCTGGTTGCCCGAGGGCGCCGAGCTGCCGCTCACCTCCACCTACGACGGCCGCTCCTCGTGGTCCAAGACCGACGGATACCGGCTCCCCGCCCATCTGGCCGCCATCTTCCGCGACGCCTTCGACCGGGTCTCCCCGGTCAGGGCCGCGCCGCTGGCGGACGTCATCGACCACCTGGCCGACATCTACGAGCAGGGCGGCCGCGATCCCGAATACGCGCGCGAGCGGGCCCAGGCCTTCCTAGAAACACACGCTGACGCACTCACCGAGTGGGCCTTGGCCCGCGCCCGCACAGAGACAAGGACGGACGCATGACCCGCCAGACCGCCGCCCCGTTCGACCACATCAGCCTCAACCCCACGCACGTCACCCTCGGCGAACTGGTCCGCCGCATCGAAAGCGGCATGCTCGACCTGGACCCGCCGTACCAGCGCGGCGATGTCTGGGACGTGGACCAGCGCATGGCCCTCGTGCAGTCGTGGCTCCGAGGGCTGCCCGCCGGAGTGGTCATCCTCGCCGACCGCTGCAACGACCGGTGGGTGAAGGCGCACGGCGGGAAGGGCCCCTACGACACGGGTGAGGCGCTTTGGGGGTGCGTGGACGGCAAGCAGCGCTTCACCACGGCATTCATGTGGCGCAACAGCGAGTTCGCCATCCCCGCGTCGTGGCTGAAGCCGGAGAACGTCGTGACGACCGAGGAGACGGAGGACGGCCCCTACGTCCGGTTCAGCGGCCTCAGCGAGCAGGGCGTGCGGTTCACGGACCGGTACTGCTCGCTCCTGATCGCCGAGGCCAAGGAGTGCGCCACGCTGGAGGAGGAGGCCGAGCTGTACCTCCTCGTCAACGGTGGCGGCACCCCGCAGACCGACGAGACCATGGCGAACGCTGCACGCGTCGCTGGAGGGGCCTGACATGGTCGACGCACAGAGCACCACCCCGTGGCGCTGTGAGGTGGCGTGGCACGCCCACACCGACGAGCAGCGGGGCGCGACCTGCCGCCCCGACAGCATGCTGCACCCCGATATGGCCGCCGCGGCGGCCGCAGAGAGCGAGCGATGACGTGACCGTGACCGACGAGAACCTGAGCCACTTCGAGTTCGACACCGACCCGTTCACCGGGGCGGAGCTCGCGGCCATCACCGCGTACCGCAAGACGATCAGCGGCATCAGGGACATGGTGGAGGGCACCGACCCGCAGGAGCTCATCCGTCTCGGCGCCGGCCTCGAAGCGCCGGGCGCGCGCCACCTGCTCACCCATCTCGCCAACGGCCTGAACACCTGGTACCTCGCGCTGGACACGGCGCTCGCCGAACTGCTGACGTGCACGGCCGAGTCGACCACGTACAGCGTGGCGGTCAAGCGGTTCCTCGGCGCCGAGTCGGGCGCGTACCACCAGGCCCGGCACGAATTCGAGTACGCCGTCACCGTGTTCGTGCTGGGTCTTCGCACCGGGCCGACCGGCAGCTACCCGCCCTTGACCGTCGCCCTGAACCTGCCGATGCAGAGCCTTGCGGGATACGACGGCTGACCTTCCGATCCATCTGGGAGGGCGCGGCGCACGAGCGAGCGCCGCGCCTTCCTGCTCCCGAAAGGACACCAGACATGGCCGGACGCTGCGCGACCGAAGCCCGGGTACCGGGGCACCCTGTGCGCCCCGACGAGCCCGGCCAGGAGGCGTGACGTGTCGTTCCGTATCAGTGAGAAGGACGTGGACCGCTACCCCGGTCTGCGTGCGAAGTGGGAAGCGGCCAAGGAGGCGAATGCGCCCTTGCCGAAGCCCAAGTCGAAGCGCCAGCGCGAGCCGAAGGCCGAGGGCGAGAGCGGCTCGGCGTACATCGAGTGCGACATCGCCGCGGAGGTGAGTGGCGCCCGGCACTGGGTACTGCCGCTGCCGGACATCGACCTGATCAACGCCAACGAGGTGCGGGGCTGGCACTGGCGCAAGGAGCGGGAGGTCGCCGCGGCGATACGGGCGGCCGCCGCGAAGGCCGCGCGCGACGCCAGGGTGCCGCTGCTGGAGCGGGCCCGGGTGCTGTACCTCGTGCACCCGACGGGACGGACGCGCATCTTCGACCCGTCAAACTGGGCTCTGTCGGCGAAGGCCGCCGTGGACGGTCTGTCGGACGCCGGGAGCTTCAGGGACGACAACGCCCGCATCGTGACCGGCGTGGACCCGCGGGCGGGCAAGCGCATCACCGGGGCCCGCATCAGAATGACGCTGGTCGTCATCGACCAGGGGGAGGAACGATCGTGAAGACGCCGATGGGGCGCAGGCCTGTACCGCAGGACATCGGGACGCCTGCGAGTCGTACCGTGCATGGAGCGCCGGTCGTTGTGGACGGCGGGCTTGTCCTCGGCTACCGGGACGCCACTTTCATCAACAAGCCCAGCCTCGGTGACCACCAGGGCCACGCCGTGGTCTTCACGCACCGGTACGCCGTGGGATCCGGCATGGAGGGAATGGCGGCCGCATGCGACCCCACCCGCATCCTCATCGATGACGGAATGCTGTTCGCCACCCCCAGGATCACGAACCCGGTCGCACGGTGCAAGCGACCCGCGTGCCGCGCACTGCTCGCCGAGGCTGACCGGCAGCACCGGGACTTGGAGCGCATCCGCAGCTACTACCGGCTGGAGGAGCGGCACGGCATTTGTGTCGGGCTGGGGCTGCGGGTCCGGCACGTCGGCCGGCCCGGGGTCATCATCGACACCGCGGAGCAGCTGCTCGTTGTCCGCCTGGATGACGAACCGAAGCTCGTGAGGGCGCACCCCACGGCGAGCTTGGAGTACGAGGGCCCGGACGGCTGGGTGCGGGCCGTGCCCGTGGACAACCCGGCCTCCCCCGCCGCGGTGTAACGAATCCGCTGGTCACTCCGTCTATCCCGTGCACACGGCCCCCTGTCGCCTTGCGGCAGGGGGCTCCGTTCTGTGGAGGGCTGGAGCATGAGCACTGCCACCATCGACCGCCCCGTCGTTGACCGTGTCGCGGTCCTGCGCGCGGTGGCCCTGACGATATGCGGGCGCCGCGAGGGCAAGGAGAAGGCCTGCAACTCGTGTCTGCGGAAGGCGGACGCGGTGGTGCACCTGGTCGCCACACCGGAGCTGAACACCAAGCTGCTGCCGCGCCTGGCGGACATCCTGTGCGGTTCGGCCGGCCACCCGTGCGGGGACTGCTGGGAGAAGGCCACGACGCTGCTTCTGGAGCTCCGCCCGTGACCACTGACCTCTTCCCCGAGCCGCAGATCGTGCGCGCCCACGTACGGAGCGGCGACCAGCTGTTCACGAGTCAGGTCCCGCTGGTGGGCATGGAGTGGGCCGACGCCGAGATCGCCATCCGCAAGTTCTCTGTCCGCAAGGCCAAGGCGCTGCTCGTCATGAAGGGCGTGCTGTGCGCGTCGTGCGGGGAGATGTTCGAGGCGAATCCCCCGCCGTGCCCGGCGTGTAGTCCGGTCCGTGTGGTGCTGTGGGACGGCCGGGCCGAGTACCCGATCACCGACGACATGATGCGGGTGTATCCGCCCGCGACCCGCTTCAACGTGGTGGCCATGCTGCCGGGCCGGCCGACGGCATACGCGGCGCAGGAGCTCCGCGGCCCCGACTGGATCGGGCTGTCCATGGAGGAGCGTCAGCGCGTCATGGGGCGGCTGGTCGACGAGCTGCTGCGCTTCTACCCGGACGTAGCCCGGAAGGCGGTGCGCACACTCATCACGGACGGCAAGCGTGAGATGCCGTATCCGGCCAACTGGCTTGCTGTGCTTGGCGATCAGGCCGGGTAGTCTGGTGGCATAACAGAACAGCCGGGCCACGGGTGGCCCGGTCAACGCCACGGCGCACGAGCGAGCGCCAGGTGACTGCTCCCGAACCCGACCAGGAGGACTCTCCGATGTTCTGCGCTGCGCGCGTTTCTCTCCTTGGCTCCGCCCTGACGTGACGTGACGTACCCCCGACCTGGGGTTTCGCCCGTCAGTAACGTCACGTCACTTCCCGGGGAGCCTGCTGTGCGTCCGATCCGTTCGTCTACGTCGAATGACTCGATACTGCTGCGCGCTGCTCTGGGCACTGTGCGCGGCCTTGGCCATGTGTGCCGCTGGTGCAAGCGGCGCCGATATGAACTTGCTCCCGCGGCCGCGTCTGCGGCGCTGACGGGGATGTCCTGGCTCCACCACGCCGCGGGCTTGGACGTGTGGGACCACGTCGGGTACGGCGCTGTTACCGCGGCTACGACTACGGTCGCCGGGCTCGCGCTCAAGTACAAGCACAAGGATGTGGCGACCGGCGCCGCGTGCGGCATGGCGCTGATGACTGACACGTGGATCGGCGCCGAAGCCGGGCCGTCGATGCCTTCCCTGATCGCCACAGGGATCATCACCGGCACCGCGTACTGGCCTTACGTGAAGTGGCTGACGCGGGCCCGGCAGGACCGGCTCAAGCTCCAGGTCGAGGCGGCGAAGGCCGGGGTGGGTGCGGAGGCGCTCGGCACTGGCACGGGCACGGCGCTGACCGGGGCGACCCCGCAGGAGACCAAGCTCATGCAGGCCCTCGTGGCGCTGCTGGGCATCCCCGCGGTGGATGTGACCGCTCTGGAGAACACCCTGTTTGGGTGGCGCGCCGTGGTCGTGCTGCCGATGGGCAAGAACACGTCCCCGGCGAAGGTCATCGCGCGCCGCGAGCAGCTGGCGAACAACCTGGGGATGCCCGGGAAGCTGCGCCTGGCCCGCGGTGAGGAAGACAACGAGCTCGTGGTGTCCATGTACGAGACGGACCCGCTTGCCGAGACGCTGTCGTGGCCTGGCCCGTCGACCACCACGTGCACGGAGCCGGCCGTCCTCGGCATGGACGCCGACGGCGACGAGGTGCTCGTGCAGCTCCTGTACAACCACGTGCTGATCGGTGGCGCGTCCGACAACGGCAAGTCGTCGCT